TCACCGCCAATCGGCCTTGACGACATAGCGCGTGAACGCTCTCTCGACTTCAAAGACCGCTTCGTCCTTGACCATGGTCGAGCCGCGAGCGCCGCCATGATAGCACGACCAAAACCACTTGCCGGCTGACGGGCCATGTTTCTCTTTTTTAATGCGCCCGACCCGATCCTGTAAAAACGTGGCTTCGAAATCGTACGAGGCCGAGCCGGCGATCACGGTTCGTCCCCAATCAAGCCAAACACGCGCGCCACGGTCTACGAGGAATTGAAAAGCCTCTTCCTTCGTCGGGAAGCTGTTCAAGATCGAGCTACCGTCGACCACCTGAAAGCCCCGCTGGTATGCAAGGCGGACCTTGAAGCGCTCGCCGTTCACGTTACTGGCACGCGATCACCTTTGCCAATTGCTCCGGCGGAATGAAGAGCGCCACATTCCCCGCGCCCGCCTTGCTCATCTGATAGTCGACGGTGATTCCCTCGCACGGGGCCTGGAGCGGAGCTCCTCCCTCTTTGCGAGCCATCATGAAGTATCCGGATGTCCTTGCCGGGCCGACCAGAGGGATGGCCGCCGAGATCGGAACATTGAGATATGAGACCCTAAGTGTGTTGTCAGGCAACTTGTCGAGCATCCCTTGTAGCGTCGCGGGGATGTCCTCATTCATCCAATACCACGATACGGCTGTCGCGCCGGCCAGGCCGATCGCCGCCAAGATGGGAAGTGAAAAGGCAAGTCTCATTGATTTAACCCCAAAAAAAAACCCGGCGCGGTGGCCGGGTCGAAAATAGCAATTGGAGGTTGCCTATACACCGTGAACACTACAGGAACGAAATCTGATTTGCATAGTCGCAAAAAAACTTTCCACAAAACAAAAAAAGGGGCGGCGGCGACCTCACGAAGAGATCAAGCCGCCGCCCTCATGCAAGCGCCGGAGAGACGCTTGCTGTCCTGTTATTCCGGCCCGTCGCCGCTTATCACGTTGCCGCCGAGATCAGGCGGAGGGCTAGAGCCGCCGGAGCCCGAAGAGCCCCCGCCGGCCGCCGCATCCGCCTTCTCTTTAGCCGCGCGTTCGGTGCCGTTGGTCTTGTCGGCGTCCTTCGCCGACTTCTCACTGTCTCCCGCCTTCACTTTGGCTTGGATGGCCGTCTTGTACCCTTCGGTCTTTGAGAAGCTATGCTCCGCCGTCTCAATGACCCAGGGGATGCCGTCAACGCCTGGCCGCACGTCCGCATAGCTGAAGCCGCCACCGGCCCGGATCGACGTGTCCCCGACCACGGTAACGGCCGTGGTGATGCTGCCACGGCTGAGATTGCGCGACTTAGACCTTGCGGCCTTGTGCGCTTCCTCTTCCGACGAGAACGCCTCGCGGAGGCGATAGACGGCCGGGCTGTCCGAAACGTCGCTCTCGACCTCGATCTCTTTGCGCTCCGCGTCGTCTTTGTCCTGATAGTAGCCGACCACCTTGCCGAAGCTGCCTCGATCCGAGATCGAGACTTTGCACGTTGCCTCGACGATTCGATCGGGCGTCAGGACGAAGCCGCCAACGGTCTTGCCGGACGCGGATTTCCCGGCGCCCTTCTCCGCGAAGATCAGCTTGCCGTCCTTCACCGTGAAAAGCGCGTCGTGCCGGCCCGCCAGGCGGTCCAGAACGCTCATATCGCTTTCGTCGACCTGGCCGAACCACTCATAGGTATGAGCGCCCACCGCGTCGCTGACAGCGGGCGCGAGGCCATGATCGCCCGCGATCTCGGAAACGATATCCTTGACCGTCTTTTTGTCCCAATGGCGGTTCTTGTGTTCCTTCAGCGTCTCGCGCATGTCGGCCGCCTTGCCTTGGATTGACAGGCTGAAGGGGAAGCACGCGATCTCGACTTCGTCGACCACGAATTCGCCGAGCGACTGGACGCCGGTTTCAGCATAGCCCATGGCGACGGAGATCAAGGCCCCGCGGCGAGGGATTTCCGCGAAAGGATTGCTGTCGTCGAGCTTAAGGTCGATCGTGTCCGACCGCGTCCCTTCCTTGTCCGTGACGGTCACGGAGATCAGGCGCGAATAGAACACGTCGGAAACCGTCTTGCCGTCGACTGTGATCTCGACAATTGGCGTCATGGCTTAATCCCAAAGGCGAACGACTGCCGGCGCGGCGGCGTCGGCGGCGGAGATCGAGGGGAGCTTGACGATCGTCCCGGCCGGGAGAACCGGGCCGAGATCAGCAAGGCCAGGATTGGCGTCGAGCACGGCTTCGGTGTAGCCGCTTTCCTCGCCGTAGAAGGCGGCGCAAATCATGTCGACCATGTCGCCGTCAATGCACGTATAGGTCGCCATGTCAGAACCCCAAATTCAGGATACCGCCGAGCGAGATCGCCAGGCCGCCGCCCACCGCCTTGTTGTAGGCGGTGAGCTTGAGCTCATAGCTGTTCTGTTGCGGCGTGCCGCGCCGATCGTGGTAGCCCCGATCTTCGGTCACGCGCTCGACGACATAGTTGCCGTAAATCTGGCCGCCGAGAGAAACCAGCATGAGCGGGGTTCCGGCAATGGCGGCCTTGCGGATGCCCTCCAGCCCGGCCGCTCCGCCAAGAGCGACCGGGAAGAGCACACCCTTGATCGACACGCCGTCGGACTTCGGGCCGGTCCATTGCAGCACGTCGAAGCCGCGAGCGACGGCAACGTCCTGCCACGGCGTTTCAAGGGAGCGCTGGACATCGGTGTAACTGAAGCCGAGCGCTTCGAACGCATAAGGGCCGAGCGACATCGTGACGGGTCCGGACATTAGTTGCCTCCATCAGCCAGGTTTTGACGCATGGCGGCACTAACCTTGCCGCCAACGTTCGCGCTTGCCGCGTTGGCCGCCGCGCCGGCTTGCGCCAGGACGGAGACAAGTTGCCGGGCCTTGGCGAGCGCCGCGTCAATCGACGACGTGTCGATCACCGGGGCCGCCGTGACGCTTAGAGACGACTGCATTTCCTGGCCCGTCGACTGAGCCTTCGACGCGAGGCCGTCCATGCTGGACAGGATCGCGGCAAAGTCATTCTTCGGCGTGAATTGCGGAGCCGGATTGTTGAACGCACGAAGGTTCCGATACCGCTCCGTATCGTCGGGCAAGTTCGAAAGATCGGTGCGCTCATGCTCTTCGAAGTGCTTCGGCCCGGTGAGACGTTGAAGCCGTTGTTCGCGCGTCTCCGTCGGGTTTATGCCAAGCCACCAACCAGGCGTCCCTTTCGCCGGCATCTTGCTTTTTGCGGCCACGCCAGGGCCATATTCTGAGATCGCCGCCGCGCCAGCGGTCAGCCCCATGAGGCCGAGCGCCAGAGAGCCGCCACTCAAGCCCGCAAGCCATTTGGCCGTACGCAAGCCGGAGAGCGTGTAGGCGATCTTAACGATTCCGCCGAGCGCGGACAGGATGCCCTTGATCGGAGAGAGCGCCAGGCGCGCCGCGAGATTGAGCGCGGTCATGCCGGCCGCACCGACCAGCAGGGAGCTACCCAGGCCGCTCACATTGGCGTGTGTGATCGCGTCGAGGATCGTCGCGATCGGGCTGTTCTGAAGGCTCGCCCCGAATTGCTGCCAGCGATGGAAGATTTCCGCCATCTTGTCGCCGGACAAGCCGTCGCCTTGGATGCCGAAGATCAGGTCGCGAATGTCCTTCAGGGACGTGACGAAGCCGGATAGGGCTTCAGCGGAGCCGCCCTTGTAGCCAAGGCCATTGAAGAACCCGTTCGCCGAGGCGGAGAGCCGATCGAGGATCGACACCCGCCCTTCCGCCGTGGCGAAAAAGTTATTCAGGTAGTGCAGGCTCCCGTTGATGGCCGGGAGAAGCTTCGCGCCAAGAGCCGCCGCCGAGAGCTCGACGTTGTGGGTGAATTGCGCCCACTGGTTTTTCGTCGTGTTCTTGAAGCTTTCGAAGACCTTGTCGACGGAGCCGGCATACTTGGCCGTGTCGCCAAGCTTTTCCATCGTGTCGACGACGCGGCCGACATTGCCAGCCAGGGCGGCAACTTCGTCCTGAGTTTCCAGTCCGAACAAGTCCTTCATGAAGGTGGCGCGGTCTGGCCGCGACATCTTCTCTGTGAGCTTCAGGATTTCGATCAGGGCCTTCGTCGGGTTCTCGAAAAACTCTTTCTGGAGCCGTTTCGAGTAGCCCTTGCCGCCAAGCTGGTCGAGAACCTTGCCCGCGCCCTTCTTGCTGCCAAGCGAGGTCATCTTTGTGAGCATGGCGTTTACCGCCGTGCCAGCGCGCCCGCTTTCGAGGCCGACTTCGGTCATCGCCGAGCCGATTGCGAGAAGGTCTTTTGGCTTCAGGCCGGCCGCCATAGCGCCAGGGCCGGTGCGGAGCACGAAGTCGACTAGCTGTTCTTCGCTCGCGGCCGTGTTGTCGGCGACATAGTTGATGGCGTCCGCGTAGTCGGTCAGTTGGTCCATATTCAGCTTCAGGGAAGCTTTGATATGCGCCAGGCTGTCCGCCGCGTGCTCGCCCGTCATATCGAAGGCGATAGCGACCTTCGAACCGAGAAGCGCAAAGCGCTCCAGATCTTCATTCGCAATGCCGAACGTGCCGGCTTGCGCGACCAGGCCCGCGATCTCCGTCGCCGCAAGCGGCGTCTCGCGGGCAAGCTGCTTGATCCGCTCCGTCAGCTTCTCAAGCTGCGGCGGCGTCATGTTGACCTTTTTCGAGACATCGGCCATCGCGTCTTCGAACGCGACAGCGCCGCCAATCATCGACTTGAAGCCGACATAGCCAGCCGCACCAGCCGCAAAGGTGGCCATCGTGCGATTGAGCATCGCCAGCGCGCCATTCGCGCCGGTCGCCGCCAGGCCGGCCGCCTCGATCGCGTTCCCGCCCTTTCCCTTGCCAGCCCCGTTGCCGAAGATGCGGCTCATGATGCCCTTGGCCGGGCCGCTCGCCTTGTCGACGAGCGAAAGGATCATCTTTACGTCAAGCGCCGCCATTGCCGCCTCCGGTCATATGTTCGGCTATCCGAAACCACTCTTCGATTTCGGATAGCGGCATGTCTAAAGCGGCCGGGAGCGGCGTGTGGAACGCCCTACAAACGACGGCTATTTTGAACCGCCATCCTTCGTAGCTGGCGGCGTCGGCTGCGGAAAAAAACCGCTCGCGATCTCCGAAGCCGCTTCGAAGTCTTCGGCGTCGAGCTCCGCCGCGACGGCTTCCGGAATGTCGCCGAGTGCCGCGATGATCGCCACGTTTGCGGCGGTTAGCCCGTTCTTTGCGGCCTTCTCGATGGCAACCAAGTCCTTCGCCTTGGGACGGCGGAACGTGATCGAGTTGAGCTTTGCGACGGCTCCAGCCGGCTCGCCCATCTTCGCGGGCAAGTCGACCGGATGCTTCAGGGTGTAAGGGTTGCTCATGCTGCGCGCCTCCGATTAGCTCAAGAGCGCGGCGCGGATGCCGCCCGTCTGAGACTGGTTGCCGACAACGACTTCGAAGTCGTCGATTTCGAGCAACTGCTCGCCGTCGATTTCGAGCTTCAGATAGCTCACGTCGACCGTGTAGTCGGTGGAGGCGAGATCGCCAGGCTTCCACGCGCCGGCATCCGGCTTCGTGAGCGTGCCGCGCATAAAGACGGCGGCCGAATGGATCGTGTCGTCTTCGTCGACCAGGGCGCCCGTGACCATGAAGTCTTTCTCGCCGTTGATGGCGAAAAGCTTGATCGTCTGCGGGTCGAAGGCGGTCATCTTGAACGACAGTTCAAGCGCCTCGAAACCCAGGCCGACCTTGCGCGGCTTGACCATGCCCGCGTTGCGGACATCGGCGGTCGTGCGGGCCGGAACCGGGATGGTGATTTCCGAAGCCTGCCCGATCTTGTTCACCCGGTCGGCGAAGATCGTGCAGTTGCGGAGGATATAGCGGGGAAGTTCGCTCGCCATTGACGTTGCTCCAATTCAAAAAGAAAGGGACGCCCGAAGGCGTCCCGTGTGAGTTTTTAGACCGGCCTAGAATTAGGCCGTGGTCAAGCTGCCGTTGTTCACTTCCTTCAGGACTTCCTCGATCAGGAGGTCGTAGTAGGCAATGTTGCGGTAAGTCTTGATCCGGATGTCTTCCATCGGAGCCGGCGGCTCGAATTCGACAGAGATCGTCGGGCTACCGGATGCCAGGTTCGAGGCCGGGTTGTCGTCGGCGCGAATGAAGCAACGGCCGCCCAGGATCGCGCCCTCGTTCTTCAGGGAGCGGAGAAAGGTGTTCCCGCTCTCGATCATGAACTTCAGGTTCGCCTTGCTGAAGGGCTTGTCGACGAATTCGAGGTAGGCGTCGGCCAGCGCGCGATTGATCACGTCGGCAGTCCGGCGCACGGCCTCGAATTTCCAGAGATCGTCGCCGGTCGTGACGCGGTTGCCCCAGGTGCGGAGCCCTTCGCCATTGAGGTTGATGATCGTGTTGACCGCGCGCTCATTGAGATAGTTCGCCTGCGCGCCGTAGGAGACGGGTCGAGACACGCCAACGATGCCGGCAATCGGCTTGTTCGACACCGACCACCAGAAACCGAAGTCCCGGTCGGTCTTGGTGCGCACGCCCGCGAAGTAGGGCGAGGCCGGCTTCGCGACGTTGCCGAGCGCTTCCGCGTCATACACCAGCGCCTTTTGGTCGATGATGTAAATGCGCTGCGAATTGATCAGCGAGCGATACTTGACGCCGTCGGCGTCCGTCGTGGCCGGGCCGTCGATATAGGCGATGGCGGCGAGCTGGTCGGTCAGGCCGACGAGCTCCGCGACAACCGGGTCGGTTGCGTCGCCCACGGTCGCGGTCGCGGTTGCGGGAGTGGTCGCGCCGCCGCCGGTAAGCGTAACGGCTGGCGCGGCGGTGTAGCCCTTGCCGGGCCGGTCGATGACGATCGAAGTCACCTTGCCGCCAGCGACGACAGCGTGGCCCTTGGCGGTGATGCCGCCGGCCGGAGCCGCCGCGAAGGACACAGTCGGAACCGAGGTATAGCCGACGTTGCCCACACCGGAGATCGCCACGGAGGTAACGCCGTCGGTGATCAGGGAGCCGGTGAAGCCAGGCACGATGATGTTGACAGGGCGGATGCCGAGAACCGGCTCCGCCTTCAAGCCGGCCCACACGCCAGTCATGGCGGTTCGGTCGCCTACGATGTTCGCCAGGGTTTCGGCGGCATTCGCGCCTTCGGCGACGCGCACGACGATGACGTAAGGACCGTCCTGCTTGAAGATCGCGTCGAGGGCGTCCGGAATGGTGCCGGCGTTGCCGAATTCATCGGCAACCGACGGAAGACCAGGGATCAAGATCGGCGTGTTCACCGGATACTTGGTCGCGTCCGCATCGGGCGCGGTGCCGACAAGCAGGATGACGCGGGTCTGATTAGTGCGGACAAGGACGGGCGTTTCCCCGCTCTCGAAAACGCGGGTGCCGTGGTGGAAAGCGAGGTCTGCCATTGATGTATCTCCAGAAACGAAAAAAGCCGCCAAAGCGGCGGCGAAAGACTTGTCGGCGGTCTTTTGGGAACTGCATTAAGCGCTACCATAAGCCCGCCGCCTTGACAAGTTAATTTGTCAAAGCACAACGCGAAAGTTGACTAAGCTCCAGACCGTGCCTAATTCAGATTTTTTGCCGATCGATATTTAAGTCGCCCTGCATTAGAGGGCACACTCGGGGGGATATCCAATGTTGATGACGCTCGGCGACAGCCATGCGCTGTTCAATTTTGCTGGCGTAGGCGGTCTGAAAATTTACTGGCGCTCTGGCGTAACGATGCACCGCGCCGCAAGGGACGGCATCATGTCGTTGAAGCACAGAACTTGCCGCCCCAAACCTTCGGACATTCTGATTATCTCCTTTGGAGAGATCGACAGCCGCGCGCACATACCCCGGCTGGCGAAAGCCAACGGAAGAAGCTCGATCGCAGAGGCGGACATCCTATGCGACCGATTCCATGTCGAACTCAACGAATTCCGAAAAATCTATCCTGCCACCACTATCGCGCTTTCGTGCATCATCCCCTTCAACCCCGATAGTTTGGAGCCGCAGCATTACGCCAGCGCCGCCGAGTGCCTGGCAGACGCCAAGGCGATCAGGGACCATATGAACAACCGCCTCACCAACATGGGAGTGCCGTTCGTCGACTTCCGGAGCGGATACTCCAACGGCGACGGAAGCATTCGCAAAGAGTACTCCGACGAGAACGTTCACATTGATGCTCGTCACTCTAAGCCGGTCATCGACGCGTTGAAGTCGACATTCGGCTTAGAGCTTGACGAGATCGTCCCCCCATGGCCCCCATACCCGCGCGCCGAGCCTGACCTAACCTTGGTGAAGGAATACCGGAGAGCCATTAAGAACGCCGTCAAAGCGCCGTTCATAAGGGTCGCCAAGTCTCTCCAGGCCGCCCGTCAATAGGTTATCCGGGCCAGCCCTCGTTTATATCCACCGCTTCGAGGGCTTGCGTATCCGTGGCCGCCAGGATCGCCTCCGACAATGTCCTGGCGCGGCTGAAGCAGCCTTGCACATGTCGCCCGACCGCGATGCCGATAGCCTTCATGGTCACGGCATCCAGCGTTACCCAAACGCCCGGTTGAGCTTCCCAATCAATGCTTACCAATTCGGGGTCATTTTCGAAAAGGGAAACCGCGCCGGTAATCTTAGCCTGGCTATTCGCATCCGTCCGGACCGAAGCGCCTCCGACGAGGATGCCGCCGGTTTCCACAGTCCATCGTTTATCGGCGAGCGCTGCGAGCTTAAGCTCGCGAAGCGTTTCGAACGGCACCACAATTACCGGCGGCTCATATTCATGTATCGTCGTCTCGCCGGTTGCGATGTTATATTCTTCTCGAATAGCCATTGATGTCACTCCCAATGCACAATTGCGAAACCAGAGGTGCCCGTGGCCGTTCCGCTGCCGGAAGTAAGACGGATGCGGTCTAGAACGTTCGCGCCAAGATCTATGGAGCTTCCGCCATTGGAACTATTCGCTCCATTGGTTGCGCCGTTGTGCTTCATTGCCCAATAATTGCCTGTACTGCGCACAAGCTCCGACACACCGCCGGCAATCTGACCGCCGCGTGTACTCAAACCGTTCGTGCGAGTAGAGGTCTGAAGGATGCTGCCCGATAGCGAGGTAGCCGCTCCCAAGTACCCCGAAGTGAGTACGCCGCCAGCAGCAGACCCAATCTGCACAATGAACTCGTCGGCAGACAGTAGGGCGTTGAACCAGCCGATGGTGATCTGCTTCACCCACGACGGAATGCCCGTGATGTCATAGACGGTTGCGCCCGTCGAAAACGAGATGAGGGCACTCGACGTAAGCCTAGACGCGGTGAGGGACTGATAGGCGGCGGCGGCGGCGGCGGGCGTGAGATATCGCGCGTCCTGTTCGGCTTGGCTAAGCTGGAGCTTATACCAAGCGCCCCACGTTCCGTTCTGGCGATGCCGGCGATACGCCCACGTATTCGCTGCGCCGGCAGCGGTGAAGAGGTGCGCGGTTTGCGTCACCCACAGAGCTTCAATGTGTGCGACCGTCTCGATCAGGTAGTCGGACGCCGTCGGGATATTAGCCGACGTAGCGTTACACCGCCACCAACCGTTTGCCGTGGCGGTGTTGGCGTCGGCCGTAAGTGCGCCGACCGCCGCGCCAATGCTCGCCCTCGCATCCTGCTTGGCGTCAAGCGCCGTTTGCAGGCCCGCCACGTCGGCGATCGCGATCGCGAGCGCCGTCTTAAGCGCGGCGGCCGAGATAACGCCCTGAAGGCCCGCCACGCTCGCGACTTGATCGGTGTTGTCGATCTTGTCCCAAGCCGTGCCGTTCGACACGATCCAATCGCCGACCTTCCAATCGGTGATACCGCTTACGTTCGTCGCGCCGTCGGCGCTAACCTTGTAGTATTGCCCCTTGTTAGCGGCGGAGGACGCCGGGATCGTCGGCGTGTTCGTGTTCGCGTTCCAAGTCCCCTGATACGACAGCGACCCGAAGAGCGCCGAAGGGAGTTGGCCCGCCGGAACCTTGCCGGTCGCGTCCAGGGCTGCAAAGCCGTTAGCGTTGCCCTTCGCGCTCGCGTCCTGCTTGCTGTCGAGCGCGGCCTGAAGGCCAGTTGTGTCGGCGACGGTGTGCTGATGCACCAAGAGCGCCCTGTCCGCGACCGCTACAAGAATTCCCGCAACATCAACGTCGATCGCGGAGAGCGCCGAGATCAGACGGAGAACGTCGTCCCTAAGTTCATTGCTTTGGAACGGGAGCTGATAGCTCCGGTTCGGCGTAGTGTTTTCCGTGGTCATGACCGATCCCCGCAAGGCAAAAGAAAACCGCGCCAGCGTTGCCACTGGCGCGGTCGATGATGTCGTTTCGTGTGGTTTACGGCGTCGAGATCGCCCGGAAGTCGTAAGCCATCGGCCGCGCCGCCGGAGTTCCGGTCAAGGTGATCCGGATGCGTCCGACGGGGTTCGCATTGAAGCCGGTGATGCTGTACTTCCGCTCGACCCATCCCGCTTCCTGAAGCGGCGTTTGAACAATCTGCGGAACCGGCGTCCAAACGTCGTTGGCCGGGTCGACATCCATTGCGATGGTCGCCCCGGTCGGGATTTTGGTCTTCAGGTACGACAGAAGCTTGATGGCGGTCCCCATGTCGAACGCGCGGCTCACATAGGTTCCGGTCGTCTTCAGCTTGCCTTCAATGGCGAGGATCACAGGGAAGACCACCGGCGAAACTTTCGCTGAGCCGGAGAGAACCGCCCTAATCTTGACGTTGCCGGTGTAGAACGCCTGCAACTCCCAAGCTTGCCCCGGATTGAGAAGCGTGATCGAGCCGTCGTCGAGTTCGACTTCGAAATGCATCGAAGCCGCCGCCGTCGGCAACTCGACCTCCGCACGAAGCAAGAGATCGCTCATGCTGTTAACGGCAAACGTTCCCACGTTCACCGTCTTCGTCGTCGGCGCGAATTTGGCCGCGATCAGTTGGAAGCAAATGTCTTCCGCCTGATGTGGCGTCCAAGTCACCGCGTTCGATGACGACAGCATCACGCCGACCGAATAAGGCTGCGCTGCCACTGGCTGTTGAGTGACGATATCGAAGTCGCCGAGCTTGGCGGTCGCGATCGAGTGGTCGCCGTCGTTGGTCTTCACCACGAAGGCATACTCGACGCCGCCAGCCAGCCAGACCGGATAGGGGAAGCGGACTTGCGTCCACTGTCCGATGACCGCCGCGTTCATGTTGTAATACGCTTGCGCGATCACATTGACCGTCGGAATGCCATTGGCGACCTCGACCAGTTCGATGATCAGCGGGTTATCAGGGTCGCCGATCAAGCAGACTTTCAGGTTGACGCCGGCAATGTGGCGCCCTTCCGTCAAGGTGAACGTCTGAGCGAGCGGGTCCGAGCGGCTTCCTCCGTTGCCGCCGCCACCGCCGCCGCTAACTCCGCCTGGCCGAGGCGTCGTCTCGCGCGGAGCCGTGACCGACGTTTGCTGCACCGTTGTCGTGATGACGCGGCGGAGCGTTTCGATGTCGATCTTCCCTTGCCCGACGAAGATCGCCGCCGCACTGGAGCCGCCCGCGCCGGTCGCAACCAATCCTTTCGAACCGGCCGGAACATTCGCCGGGATCACGAAGCTTCCGACGATCTCGCCGTCGGCGTCCCCCGACAGTCCGGGAGGCGTGACGTTGATGCCGTCGAATTCCAGCTTCGTCAGGTTTTCGCCTACGCCAAAGCCCTTGATGGTGAATTCAAGAGAAATCTGGCGAAGGTAGGCGAGCGCTTCCTCCGACGTGGAGCTTTCGACGGTTTCCTTTTTCGTCGTCGTCGTAGTGGTCGTCGTGCGGCCCGTCGTCGAGCTTGAAGTCGTAACCACAACGGGCGACGAAAGGGCCGCCGCGCTATCAGAAGCCCATTGCGTCGCGTTCTCCGTCCAGTAGTCGACCGGAGGGTTGACAGTCATCGACGCGGGGATAGGCGTGAAGTTCTGATAGGGGTTGATCTTCATGCACGAAGTTGCAAGCGGTTGCTCGACCGCGACCTCTTCCGTCCAGTTCAACAGCGTCACGCCGGGGAGGTTTGCCGAGTGGAAGGTCGGGTCAATGGCAAGCCGCAAGAGGCCGCCAAAGACCGCCGCCGTCTGCGGCTCGCCCGCGTCGCGGTAGCGATCGGAAGTGAACGGGTCGACAAAGACGCCGTTTTTCGAGACCGGCTCGCGGCTGTCGATGTCCCGCTGAAGCCTTTCGAGCGCGATCAGGTCGAGCGCGTTCACAAGGCTGTTGTACATGCGGTCGATCTTGTCCATCGTATAGGCCCGCACGCCGATGTTGGTTACGTTCGGCGTGCCGGTCCACACGTTCTCGATCAGCGCCAGCGGCAACACGTCGGCCGGGACTTTCGGCGGCAAGGCATTAGTACGGCTGGAGACGCCCTTCAGATAAACCGCAAGGCCATCACTGTCCAAGCCGATCACGTCAACGCGCGGAAGCTTGAAGTCATAGTCGACTTGGATTTGGCCGCCCGTGACGCCGCCCGCGACCGTGATCGAGGTATTGGTAACGGCCGACGGGATCACAACGCCGAGGTAGCGATACTTGACCGTGTAGCTCGACCCTGAAGCCGGCTCCGCGCCGGCCGGACCCCACGAAATGAGATCGCCGGCCTTGTTGTAGCTCGTTCCCGCGACATAGGTCGTTCCGCCCTGCTTGACCTCCAGAATGGCGGTCACGCCGGTATTCAAGAGCGCGTCGGTTCCGTTCACCGTGCCGCCGCGCGTGATCGTATCGGTGACTTCCTTCTCGACCAACACCTGGCGAATGGTGGCGATCGGCCCATGATTGAGTGTGATGGTCGTAGGGTTCGCCCCGAAGGTCTGGACCTCGACCGGGATGCGGTAGAGATCAAACGTCTCCAGTTCGCGATGACGGAGGGCCGCGTAGCGCGTGCGCTTCCATCCCTTGATGTTGGCGACGCCTTCCGAGATCGAGAAGACTTGGTCCGTCCCATCCTTGCCGATCGCCGACACGACGCAACCGTTCACGATGTAGTTGCCGTTCGCGTCATTGTCGTAGAGGGCGAGCAAGGCGTTGACGCCCGTCAAGGACGGCGGCGGCGTCTGGTCGATGGCGACGCCATCCTTCAGCAAATAGACGGAATAGAGGTTGCCCTCGACGCCGTCGCCGGAGAAACCCCACGCGAGCGAAAGCACCACGCGGGCCGCGCCCTTCTCGCCTTCCGCCTCCGAGCCGGGATGAAGGCCGAGCAATGCCGGCTCTTCGAGCTCCGTCACGTAGGTTTCGGATACGCGCACGCCGATATGAACGGCTCCCGTCATCGGGACGGAAGCCAGCACGGCGGCAGGGGCGCTAAGGACGCGGCCATTGATGTACAGAAGGCCGGCGGTAAGGGTGACGGTATGAGCGTCGGCGTCGATGATGATGTCGCCGCCCTCGATCCGATCGCCGTCGCGAGCGACCATATTGCCGATCGCGCGGATTTTGTTCTGGAGGATCGATTGAGCCTCGACCATTTCGGCGGCCTGGCCCAAGTGACCCTCGCGGGTCAGCACGCTATCCCAAAGCGGAAATTGGGGCGTGCGGTCGTAAGCCCCGGAGAGGCCCGATTTATGCTCGTAAGTCATGATTGCCTCAAACGATCTTCAAGAGGACGCGAAAGCGTTCGCGTGATGTTTTGCCTAGAAGAGCCGGCGTGATGTCGAAGCCGCCGACGACAGCGCCGCCGGCAATGCCAGCGCCCGCAATCCATTGGATGCCAGCGGGTTGGGGTCCGACCGGCGAGCCGCCGAGCGTGACGCTCCAAGAGTGCATGGTTTCGCCCTCGCCCTCGCCGAAATCCATGAGAGCTTCGGCATAGATAGTCGAACCGGCTTGGCTGGCGACGACATAGTCCAACCCGTCGGCGTGATAGTATCCGCCGAACAGCAATTCGACGGGGCGATAGACACGCGCCTTGCGGAAGCCAATCGGCGTTCCGTCGGCCCGATAGGTGCCAATCCAGCATGATTTCGCGAGCAAAGCTGTCGCAATGACCTTCGCGCGCGTTGTGGCGGCGTCAGACATCCATTGCAGACCAGGCGTCGACCAGGGAACCGGCCCCCATGAGATCGAGCCGCCGCCGGCCGGCGGAGGAACCCACGCATTCAGGGCAACCAATTCCGCTTGCGTCAAATCGTGGCCAGCGTCGAAGGTGCGGCCGAAAGACCACTTCACCCCGCCGTCGTGTAGGCGAACGCCTGAAGCGTCGCCCCAAATGCCGTTGCCCCATCGGGAATAGGACCAATCGTGTTCCCGAACGTTGTAGCCCTTCCATGCCCGGTAGAATTCCGAGCGAACCGGGTCTGACAGCCTCACCACCGCCTCGATCGTGCCGAGATCGGTTTCGTTGTCGCGGAAGCGGTCCAGTTCCAATTCGTAAAAGTGCCAGCGCGTGCGGCGGAGCGGAGCCTCGTAAAGCGTCGAGAAGGCATAGCCGACCCAAGTCAAGCTTTCTGCGATACCTTGTGGCGTTCCCTTCACCCGTTGCCAGCGCAAGCCATATTCGATCGTCGTCGCGAGATCGGGCAGATATTGCGAGATCGTGCCGAGGCCGTATTCGACGACAAGCCAAGGCAGGATCGAGGGCTGGACCGTTTCGTATTTGAACGAATGCAGTTCGGCCGGACCTGGCGCGAGTTCGGGGAAGCGGTCGAGCGATTCCGACAGCGCTTCCTCGAATGGCGTTGAGTTCGGCGGGAGAAGGTGCTTCCTGTCCATTACCGATCGCGCCCTTTGAACGTGAGCATCACGTTTCCGATCTTCACCGCGGAATGGTCGTCGACCACTATGTCGTCGACCGGCGAGGCGATGGAAACCTTTTGAACGCCCGGTTGATGCAGCTTTGCGGCCAGCCAAGACCGCGTGACGTTGAAGCCGAGGCCGCCTTCAGCCGCGAGCGCGGCGCGCAAGGTCGCCTCCAGATTGTCGAAGACCGTGATTGGCGCGCCAGGCAGAAGCCAGACATCGGCGATGACGTTGGCCGTGGCGCTGGTCGCCGAAACGACCGTGACCCGATCGGAGATAACCCGAACGCTGTTTTTCTGAACCTCCGCATTTACCGCTGCGAGCAAGGCCGCGTCGGGCTCGCCGAAGTTGTCGGTCGCCAGGACAGCGATGCGGAGGTCGGGGCCACTCCCTACGCGATAGATCGACACGTCTTTGACCCGAATGTCGGCGCGTAGCGCGGCCGAGCGATACCAGTCGGCCCCGCCCGCCGGAGAACGGCCGGCGATCGCGATGATTACCCGTTTGCGGAGGGCGTCGTCACTCTCGCCGGACAGCCGGCGCACGTCATAGAACGCGGCCAGGTGATCGAGATCGGTTCCGCCGGAGAAGGCGACAAGGTTCGCCTTGGCGGCATCGTTCACGCGCGCGCGGAGAAAGACCTCGCGGTAAGCGGCGACCTCCAGCACGATCTTGACCGGGTCTGTTTCCAGGCCGCCCACGTCGTAAGCGATGCCGGCGGCGGCGAAGCGTGCATTGGCGTCCGTCATGAGCGACGCAAGGATCGCCTCATAGTCGATTTCTTCGATGATCGCCGGCTTTCCGAGCAGGGCAATTTCGGCTTGCGTGATCATGATAGGACCGCCTTACAATGTGATTTCAGCGAGCCGCGCGGAGGCTTCCGAGAAGTCGCCCAGGTGCCCGCGCGGATAGTAGGTTCCGGTGAGGCGGAAGATGATGCCGCCGTCCGCTCCGGCCTTCTCGACGTTGACAGTCTCCAGCCGGTAGCGCGGTTCCCATTTCGCGATGGCGTCCGCACACGCGGAGAAGACCGCGAGCAAGACACGGTCATTCATCGGCGCATCGATCAGGGCCATAATTCTCGAGCCGAAGTCGCGACGCATTACGCGCGTGCCGACCATCGTCGTGAGAACGACCTCGATCGATTGCTTGACGTGCTCCCATCCCGTCAAGATGCCGCCCCCATGGCGGTCGACGCCAAGGCTACTCATCGGCCGCCGCCTCGCGCTGCCGACGCCTGGCGGGCTTCTTTACCTCGACCAGCGTCAGCCGGTCGCCGTAGGGCGCGGCAAGGTATTTCGCCTCGCGCTCGCTCATGTCGATTTCCTCGCCAGCAACGCGCCAGTTCATGTTGAGGAAGCCGGTGTGATTGACCTTATAGCTAGGCATGTGAGCTCCCTTAGACTGGAACGTTTGTCGTCGCCCCGCCGGGCTCGACGCCGCTGTGAATGTGCGTGTCGCCGACTTCCTTGGCATTGTGCTTCAGGCTGGCGCCCTCGACATGCAGCTTGCTTTTCATCGTGGTTTGTGTGGCCGCGATGTCGAAGTCTGTGCATGTGATTGTGAGCTTGCCGCCCGAGACGGAGACGCGAACGCCGCCGTTGTCGATCAGCACGAATTCATCGCCGGCCTTTGACGGCCGGGGATTTTTGTTAGAAGGGATCGATTGCTCAATCACCCCGTCGGCCAGGTCGCCCGTCTCACTGGAGATCGTGACTTGCTGGCCGATCGAGGGCGGGAAATGCGTCTTGCCGAGGCCGGCCGCTTGCTCCGCCCACGGAACCCACGGTGAGAGGAAAGGCTTGCCGCCATAACCTTTCGCCATGAGCTCGACCCGCGCCAGACCCTTCGCCGGATCGACTTGCGCGATCTTGCCCGTCCTTTTGGAGGCACGATCGCGCCGTTCCAGATCCTTTATGCGATTGGCGAGGCCGAGGATGATGTCTTCCATCGTCGTCATTCGCCTTGCCTTTCATAGCCCATCTACCGTAGGCGCGGCCGGCTGATAGCCGCCGTTCTGAACGTCAGGGGACGGCGGCGGGACATAGCTCGCGGTGCCGAGTATGATTGCTTGCTCCCAACCGACGCCCCACACAGAGAGGCCGCGTGCCAGCGTCTTTTCGGAGTTGTAATTGAGGATCGAGATTTGATCGGGGTCCGTCCTTGCGGTCGGCCCCTCTTCCGCATGGAAGCGGTTCTCATGGATGACCACGACCAGGCTTTCCGCGATTTCGGCGGCCGTTGTGTCGACGCCCTTGCCGCGATCTTCAGCGATCACCGCCACGGCGACCGCGACGGCAAGCTTCAGGCGGCCGTCGGAAAGCTTCGTGGCGATGCCGTTGCCAGTGACGGAGACGAGGGCGCCGGGCGTTTTGATCCCGATGCGGCCCTTCTCGCCCTCGTCGAATTCGTTCGCATACTTGCGGACTTCCTTCAGGGCCGGGACGCGGGTCTTGATCTCTTCGACGATCGCATCCCAAAACGTGACGATATTGCTCATCCGACCACCGCCTTCAGGAAATTGACAAGCGTCGTCTCGATCTCGGCGAGGTTCGCTTGCGACGCGCCGAGCCAGGGACGGGCGACCATCTTCGTTGTGCCGAATTGGTGATACTTGCCATAGGGCACGCCAGAGCCGACCGTGACGCTGTCGCCGGCAACGAAGTTGGCGATCGAGCCCATGAGGCGGCCGGTGCGGACAAGCAAGCCGCGACCCTTCTGCGACTTGCCTCGCGCATAGGAGCCCGACCAGGGAGCCCAAGGCACGCCATCGGGCGAAACCTTCTCGCCGAACCGGCGCTTGGTCTGGCGCTCCGCGATGCCGCCCACAGCGCGCAGCAGGCGGTTCCGGAAGGAAGCTTGCGCAAGCGCGTTCATGACCTTGTCGGCATCCGACGTGTCGAAGGAAATGACGACTTCAGGCACTAGCCGCGCTCCCAGGTATAGAAGCCAGTCGCGAAGTCGGGGCCGGTCTGCTCTTCCTGCTCGACCGGGACGCCGATCGTCGCCTTGCCGGCCGCGATCTTCGTCAAGAGCGACACCGCGTCTTCATAGCGCGTGCGATGCTCGTCGGTGCGCGGCCCCGCCTTCAGGGCGAGCCGGTAAAGCGCGATGTCGACGCAAAGCCGCTTCAGGACGGGCGTCGCGGCGGAGATCGGCAGCGGATATTTCGCGCCGACGTAGCTGTCAATTTCAGCCGAGGCATTCGCTAGACCTTCGGCGACGCCGGTTTCATCAAGCTGGCCGGGATTGTCTTCGTCTTCAGCGACGCGCAAGAGCTCGTCGGCTCCGTAGAGCTTGGCGATGTCTTCCTTCGTGGCGTAGGGCATGGCATCACCTTTGGAAATTGGTTGCGGGAGCGGGATTTGAACCCGCGCGCTCCGGAGCATGAACCCGGCGGGCTACCAGACTGCCCCATCCCGCGTTGAAGGCCCTCGATCAGAGGGCCAGGTAACAGACCTCTCCGCCGGTCCAGGCGTCGCACTCGATCGCGACCTCGATCGCGCGTCGCGCGTCAGCGCCCATGACCATTGCGGCGTAGGCGTAAGCCTCGCCGGAGCCTGTTGAGTAGAAGTCGGCCCGCAAAGGGCCGGTGAAACATGGTCCGCCGTTGTAATACCAGACAGAGCCGTCCGGCTTGACCAGCAACGCCTTGACATCAAACGTCTCGGCGAAGTCTTGCTCGACGCCGACCGCTTCAACGGCGCGGCGGAAGCTATCGGGGAGCCCGACGGTGCTCGACGACACGCCGAGAAGCGAGCCATCCTCCAAGCGACGAAGCTTTGACTTCGTCCCTGTCGGATGCTTGTCGCCCGCATAGGCGCGGCTGTCGGCCGCCATGACGCCCGCGCGATACGCGATTGTCGTCATGGCCTATTTTCAGGCCACCTTAGCGATTTCGGCCTGAAGGATCGGAAGGATTTCTTCCTTCGTCTTGGCCTCGCCGAGCTCGATCTTGAATTCGGCCGCGACAGCCTTCAGTTCGGCGGCGCTCATGGCCGCGAAGTCCGGCGGTTCGGCCGACTTCTGTTCTTTCGGCTCTTTCGAAGCCTTCGGTTCCTTGCCGGCCTTCGGTTCCTTCGGCTCTTTCGGTTCCTTGGTGGGAGCCTTGGCCTCATAGCCGTTGCCGGTAGCCTTTTCGTGGCCCTTGGAGCCGACTTCGACGAGGATTTCGGCCTGGCCGTTGGTGAGTGTGATCAGCTTCATTTTGCTCTCTCCGGGTGCAAAAAAAGAAAGGGCGAGGTTTCCCTCGCCCCTTCCTATCGGTTGATGTTAGCCGTGATGTCGGACGGCCAGGGCGTCACGGATTTTCTTGGTGCCGAACAGGATGTCGAAGCGCCAGATGCGGCTCGACTTGCCCGGATCGCGCCAGGTTTCCAGACGGAGCGGGATGCCCGTGACCGGATCGGTCGCAACCGAAATGGTCGAGCTCTCGCTCTCTTCGTCCGCCAGCGTGCGGGCCGCCCACATGAAGGCGTTCTTCTGGAACGCCAGGTTCACGGTGTAGGGCAGACCGGCGGTGCCTTCGAAGGTAACGGCCGCGTTGTCGGCGGCGGCGCCCTTCAGGGCCGGCAGGAACTTCACCTGTGCGAACGCGCCAGCAACGGCCGCGACGTTCTCGGTCACGACATACTGGCCCTCGACGTTCGCGACGGTGAACACGTCACCGACAACCAGGGTCCGCGTGCCAGTCGAGCCGTCGATCGCCATCGACGTTGCACCGGCAGCAGCAGCGCCGTTCACGGCCAGGCTGTCATCGACGGCCGTACCGGGAGTGTGCTTCGGAACCATCTGGTCCGAATAGTTGTCGAAGCCGTAAATGCGGCCGAGGGAAGCCTCGCGAAGGGCGGCGGTCGAGCCGGTCTTGTCGAAGCCCTTCATGCCCTTCAGGAAGTTCTTCTCGGCCTTGCTGTCGAACACCGCGCGGCGTTCGGCGGTGCCCGCAAGCTGAAGGTTCAGCGCCTCGCGGCTGTCGAGAAGAGCGTCTTCGTTCGCGGGAGTGGTGTTAGCCCCGCCGACGAAGTTCGGGACGGTCTTATACAGCGCGAACAGGTTGCGGTTGACGGAATTCGCCAGCGCCTTCACCGCGCTCTCGGCGGCCGAGGGCAGAATGCCGCCGGTCAGGCTCTCGCGCATTTCCTTGTCGGACATGCCGAAAGCCTTGTACTTCCACTGGTCGAGCACGATGTCGACCGTACCGGAACCGAGATCGGTCTTCGTGGTGCCGGTGTTCGGGTCGAAGTCGTCGGCCTCACCCAAATCCTGCGGCAGCGGGACCGAGATCGTGGCGGCCTTCTTGGCGGCTTCCGCCGAGTAATCAGACGCGACCAGGGCCGGCATGACGCAAGCCTCGCGCAGCACCGGGAGGGCCGCCGGGAGGATCAGGTCGTCCATGAGTTTCTTGAGATCGTTTGCCATTTCCATTCCTTCAAAGTTTGGACAAGCCGGCCCTCAAATGCGAAAGTCGCCGGGAGTTACCCGACGACTTCGATCTGGCCCGACATGTAATCGGAGGTCAGTTTCCGCTTGGTCGCCTCATCGGCGGCACCGAGCTTTGCAGTCCATTCAGCGCGGGTGTACTTGCCCGCCGCCCCGCCGCCGTTCTTGTTGTCCGGCGGCACGCCGCCGCCGCCCTTCGCCTGGCTTTCAAAGGCCACGGCAAAGCGCTTGTCGGCACGCATTTCGACGACAAGGTCATCCACCGACATCATTTCGCCCTTGGCGTTCTTGATGCGGGGATTTCCGTTCGCGTCGATGACCTCGACTCCGAATTTGCCATCCTTCTCAGTCAGGCGAAGACGGTCGGTCACGACACGCTGAAGCAATTCCGGGTTGCCCTTGTGCGCGGAGAGCGCGGTCAGGGCGGCGTTGTCGACCAACACGCGACGAATTTCGCCGGTCAGGGCGCCCTCGCGTTCGGTCCACTTTTTCTTGTCGGTTTCGACTTCGGCGAGGATTTGCGCCTTGATCGCGTCGACCTTCTCGCTCGCGATACGGTCGGCCTCGACAGCAGGGTCGAGATTGCCGATCTTCGCCAGCTTGGCGATCGCTTCCTTGGCGGCCTTGGCGTCCAGACCTTCGAAGCCCTTCAGCTTGCCGTTGGTCTGCTTGTGCGCCTCGCGCTCACCGGAGAGCGCCGACTTCAGGCTCTCGACATTGTCGAGCGCAAAGCCGTGACTGCCTTCCACATCCAGGCGGAACTTGCCGGCCAGGTCGCCAGAGTCGTCGCCCTCGATCTTCGTGTAAAATCCTCGCGCCGTTTCGGGGACAGCCGAAACGTCGTCAATAATTGCCTTCAGTGCCATCTTGTTCTTCCGGGGTTGCGAGGCATCCCGCCTCTAAGGATCGCTTGGCATCCCGCCGCGCTTCTGCAAAAGCCGGTCGTTCGATCAGGCGAGCGTCACGCTGGCCCAAAACGAAAAAGGCCCGACCGCGTGCGATCGAGCCTTTGAACGGATTTTGTCCCTTGCATTAAAGGCATATATGAGCCGGCCAGGCTCGTCAACAATTTATTTTGTCAAAGGACAATCTTTAATGTGGAAATGCGGCTTCTCGCAACGCCGGCAACACCAGAACATCGCGCCGCCGACGAGCTCGCCGTCGATGACGTGGCCGCCAATTCGGACCTCGATCAGGGAGCCGTAAGGGTAGCCGACCGCGACCGAACACGGCACGCATTCGAACTTTTCAATGACGATGTCTTTGGAGCCTTGCCGAATGACCCGCGCCTTTGGCTTGGCGCTGGAGCCTCCGCCCTCAATCAAACGAAGGCGTCTAGGGTTCTCTGGCAAATGCGACCTCCAGAAAAGGAAATGGGCAGACCCGAAAGCCTGCCCACGTTTCCTACCACAGAAACGGCCAGCGCTCCGGTTTGGGCCTTCGTGCTGACTTGGCGAACCTACGCCGCGCCCTACCCGAATTCAACCGTAAATCGCCCGGTTTGCAACTTGACAAAAAAATTTGTTGAAGCGCCACCGCGACAAGTTTATATGTCAGCCCTCACCTACCACGGAGAAGCGACACATGATGAACGTACAACAGGCCGTCGGCAGCTTTATCGGGCTCGCGGTCGGCGATGCTCTCGGCGCAACACTCGAATTCGGCCCGCGCCTGCATCACAACCCGCACACCGAAATGATCGGCAAAGGTCCGTTTGGCCTAAAACCAGGCCAGTACACCGACGATACCGCGATGGCTATCGCGCTCTCCCACGGCATCCTCAATTCCGGCAAGGTCTTCAACCCGTTTGAAGCCGCGATGGAATTCGCAAGCTGGTATGCTCGCGGCAAATACTCGTCGAATGGGCGATGCTTCGACATCGGCAACCAGACGCGCAAGGCGCTCGATCGCTTCATCGACACTAAGACGGCAATCGCCTCTGAAGACGAAGAGGCGCGAGGCAACGGCGCGATGATGCGGCTTGCTCCCGTCCCGATCGCCTATTGGCAGTCGCCGGAGACGGCGGCCCATGTCGCGGACCTTCAGGCGCGCATCACCCACAATAGCCAATACAACGCCGCCGCGTGCCGCTGGCTTGCGTATCGCCTGGCGAAGCAATTCTCGTCGTCGCGAAGCCTTTTCCATGAGATCGACGGCGACGGCGAGGAATTGCTCGCCGGCAACATGGAGCTCATTGCCTGCGTCCGCGAGCGGTGGAAGGTGCTACCGCCCTCGTCGGTGATCTCGGATGGCCATGTAATGCACACTCTTGGCGCGGCGCTTTGGTCAGTCCAGAACACAAGCACCTTTGAGGCGGCCGTCGTGACGGCTGTAAACCTGGGCGGGGACGCCGACACCGTCGGCGCGGTCACTGGCATGATTGCCGGCGCGGTCTATGGCGTGGACGCCATCCCCGAGCGCTGGAGCCGGGTTCTCGTTCACCGCGACCCGATCAAGAGCCTGGCGCAACGGCTCACGCAACTGAATTGACGAAGAGGCCGGTTTCAACCGGCCTTTTTTTCTTCCTCGTCGAGCTCCGCCAGGCGCTTCACCGCCGCCGCGACGGCCTCCGGATCATCGTTCGCCTCTATGATGTCCTCACAGATGAACCGTTCATTGGCCCGCTTTTTCGCGAGCTTGGCCTTGACCGCCTCGTCGGTATTCAGGACTTCGTAGGGGCCGCCGAACTTGTCGGCGTTGATGGGCGTCTTCATTCGGTCACTTCCTCGACTTCTAGGACGATCACGCGGTTCCCCGAATAGGTTCCGACCTTTTCCTTGTAATAGGTCGTTTCATCGCGCACGCCCACTACGCGGTATTGCGTGCCGCGCGTGATGATCTCTTGCTCATAGTCGGTTCCGCGCAGCATCGGCGTCCCCTTCTTGAACACGGCTTCCATAACGAAGGCTGTGTCGCCCTGGCCCGGAATGTTGATGGCGGAGCCGTTCGCAAAGTTCGACGCCGCCCTCTCCCGAACCGAGAATGACATATAGCCGTCATCCGAAACAACCAGGCCCTTGAGATCGTCGACCTTGAAGTCGGCCGGAACGCGGGTCGAGCCGAATTGCTCTTTGAGCGTGTGGCGAATGTCGAAGCCGCGAAACCCCTGCATATCGACCGGCGCTTGGTTCTTCATGAGGGCGCGGTCCATCCTGGCGATCTTGTCCGCCGTCGCGCCGCCGAGCTCTTTGATCTTTCGGCGGTCGCCCTTGTGCTCGCGGAGCATGGCGTTGATGGCGCGATAGGTCGAGCCCTTGTACTGGTCGATCGCAGTCGCCTCCGGCGCGGTCACGTCGTTGTAGTGCTGGCCGGCCCATGAGAAGTATTCGTGGTCGGCTGTCTTGAGCTTGTAGAAGGTATGGCCGTTCGCGCCCTGTCCGATCTCGTGCTTGATCGACATGATCTCTTGATCGGAGAGCTGGATTTTCTTCCCGGCCTTTTTCGCGGCGGCCAGGGCGGCTTTGATCTTCGCCGCTTCCTCTGCGGCGGCCAGTTGTTCGGCGGCGGCCTTGGCGGATGCCGCCTTGGCTTCCTCGATCGCCTTCGTGGCGTCGATGTATTGGAACTTGACCGTCGGCTCTTTCAGGGCTTCGGCGGCCTTGATAACCGCCTTGCCCTCGATCAGGTGGAATTTGCCGTCGACCTTCGCGCCGTAGACTGGTTTGGTCGGATCAAAATTCTGAATGATCGCCTTGACCGTGTCGGCCTGCACCGTACCGCCGTAGACGATCTCGATATCGCCGAGAGCAACGTCGGCAACCTGGCCGCTGGCCTTGGCGGTTTGCGCGTTCGCTCCGGCGTACATTTTGGCGTAGCCGCTCGCGGCCGGCGACGATGACGGCTGCTTGAAGTTAAGGGCGCCCTGCTCCGCCTCCGCGTCGATCCGCGCCAGGCCGGCGTTTACCTTGGCTTCCGCCGCTTCCTTCGCGGCCTTGGCCTCGTTTTCGAGGGCGAGCAATTTGGCGGCTTCAGCTTCGGCGGCTTTCTTCGCCGCGATAGCCTCCGCGCTCTCCGCAATCTTGACCTTCGCGGCGGCCTTGGTCTTCGCCAGGGTCTTCGCCGCCTCCGGCTGGATTGGGGCCGGCGGCGAGTTGCGCTTCACCGCGCCAGGATCTAGGGCGGCTTGCTTTGCGGTCTTGTCGCCGAACGCGCGCTTCCATGCGGCGGCGTCGTTCGCCTTTAGTTGGTCGAGCGTGAGCGGCCGGCCGCTGTCGGCGACGAATTTGTCGAGAGCGATTCGGCCGTCCTTCCAAAGCTTTTGCTTTGCCGGGCCGAGCACTTCCTTTTGAACCGCGTCCGGCTGGTCGGCCAGCCATTTCGCGTAGTCGTTCACCGCCTCGACTTCCTGGCCGATGACGATCGGGGCGATTGTCGACCGACAGTTGACGTGTGCCGGCGGGATCGGGTTCGTCGAGTTCGGGGAATTCTGGTAGACCGCGCCGGCCCTCGATCGGCAAACCGGCGTCGTGCGCGCGTCGAGAACCGAAATCCACTGGTAGCGATCGAACACGTCCGCGTTGTCGTCGAGGAAAGTCTTGTGGGCGGCGTTTGAGACGTGGTTGACGGCCGTCCGCACCAAAGCCTCGACGCCGCGTTGCGTGCCGCGCAGAACACCGTCCCCATAGTTGAGGGCTCGAGTTCCGCGAATGCGCCGGACGATCTCCGGAATGCCCTCGCCTTCCATGACGCCCATCAGCACGGCGTCGTGGACCTTTTGCTTGATCTGGTCGGGATACTGGAGAAGCCAATCCTTGATGTAGCGGCCCTGAAGCGGGCGCGTGGTAACGATGGCTTTCAAAAGCTGCGGAGCCGGCGTCACAAAGTTGGTCGCGAAAGGCAGGGACGCCGAATAGGTGTTGGCCGCCCACTGGGCTTCATGCACCGCGAGGTCGCCGAGCTCCGTCTCGACGGTCGAGTTGACGACGGCCATCGCCTCGACGGCGGTGGCCCGAACCTGGGCGAGCAAGTTCGCAAGATGCTGTTGCGTGGCGTTGTTCGGGCCGGCCGTGGTCGCGCCGACGCTTGGCATGGCCGAGAGCTTGGCGACGATGTCGGCCTCGACCTTGTTCAGCTTGTTCAGGATTTTTTTGTTGAGGGCTACGCCGTAGCGCTCCAGCCCTATGCGGTGTTGAACGAGTAGGTCGTGGGCAACCGCGTTCGGCATCTAAAGTCAACCAGAATTTTTGTTGATTTCGCAAAATTTGATGTCATTCTAACAATCTTCCTTGTTTTTTGGAAGGTCACATTTGCCGGGCGCACAAGCGTTTTTGTCAAAAGTGAATTGCGCATCCGTCCCGACGCGAGTAAGGGGCGGCTTCCTACCACCCACGAAACGGCCCAAAATGAAGCACCGAACGATGCATTCTCACGCCCGCCGAGCACCTTCGACGCGGGGGCCTTGCCTATGACGCAAGACGCCAAACAACCCTATGTGCGGTTCTTCGTGTCCGACTGGCTTGGCGGGACACGCGGCATGAAGTCGAATGAGATCGGCGTCTACATCACCCTGCTTATGCTCATGTATGAGCGGGCGGCTCCGGTGCCGGAGAACCATGAGCGCTTAGCGCGCCAGTGCGGTTGCACGCCGAAGACCTTCTCGCCGATCCTCGAAATGCTGGTCGACGACGGCAAAATTCGCCGCGTCGAGGGCGGTCTTTGGAACGGCCGCGTGGAAAAAGAATTCGATTTCCGTCGAAAAAATTCGGAAGGCAATTCCAAGGCCGCAAAAAATCGCTGGCAAAAACCCAATAAAAACAATGACGATTCGATGCAGGCGCATAGCGAGCGCAATGCGGATGCAATGCCTAATCCAGAAGCCAGAAACCAGAATATAGAACCTGACGGTTCTAGCGCGCCTCCGGCCGCGCCCAAACCACCGAAGCCGACGGAGCCTCCGAAGCCGACGGCGCGCCAAGAGCTCGAAACGGTTCTCAGCCGAGCGACCGCCGATGCCGTCCTGAAGCACCGGACGAAAATCCGGAAGCCTCTCACCGACCACGCCGCGAAGCTGCTCGCCGGCAAGTTCGCCAAATGCAGCAACCCCGACGCGGCGGCCGACGCGATGATCGCGAATGGCTGGCAAGGCTTCGAACCGGAATGGGTCGAGGGCCGCCAGTCGCGAAACCAGAACAACGGACCTACCACCCAACGCGGCTCCGGCTTCCTGGCCGACCTGGCGCGTGAAACCTACCACGGAGACGAAACCAATGAACGACTTGGACTTCAAGAAACGGGCGGCGCTGTTATCGATGCTACTCGCCTCCTTCCCGGAGGCGGCCGGTGACAGCGAGGCCAAGGGCCGCGCCTACCTACTCGCAACCCGCGACATCGAATTGAGCGTGCTTGAAAGGGCGGTCGGCCGCTTCATGCGAGGCGAGGTCGAGGGCCGCAACCCGGTATTCTGCCCGTCGACCGCCGAGCTATGCGCGGAGGTCCGTCGGCTTGAGGCGCACGATCGATATATCGAGCACAAGGCCAAGGCCGACAAATTGCCCAAGCCGAGGCCGGAGCCTGAAGCCGCGATCTCGCCAGAGCAAAGGGCGGCGACGGTCGCGAAGCTCCGCGAGAAATTCCCCGGCTTCTTTGGCGGCAAAGTCGAGTGACAAAATTTTTTGTCATACCCGCTTGACGACGTTTTCTAAGTGGCCTAAATCTAGGCCACACAAGAGAAACGAAACGGAGCCTTCGACATGAACGCCGCAAGCATCCTTGAAGCCGCCTACAGCCATTCCGCTTCGATCGGCATCGATATGCTGGAGCGTGTCGGCGACAAAGGCGATTGCGGAAATGCCTTCGTCGTGATCCGGCCGGCGACCGGCGCTTTCGTGAAGCATCTGAAGGCGGCCGGCATCGGCGAAAAGCATTGGGAAGGCGGCTGGAAAGTCGATGTCTGCAACGGCCTGAAGCGCCACACCCAATGCCGCATCGTGTTCGAAAAGGCGGCCGACGCCTTGTCGAAATCCTCGAAAAGGCCGGCATCAAGGCTCACACCTATTCCCACGCCGATTGAGCAATGGCCCGGGTTTAAACCCTTCCGCTCACCTACCACGCAAACGGAGAACGACCATGACCAAGAAAGAATTCTTGACCGCCTACATCCTGGCACGCGCTGGCGCGATTTCGGGGTCCGTGACCGCCGACAAGCTGGTCGCCTCGGCCGCCAAGGTCTGGCAGGAAATCCAGTATGAAACCGGCGCGGCAACACGCCCTGTCGTCGTCGAGCATCAGCCGGCGGACAACGTCTATCAGATCGGCCACCATCCGTTGACGGGCGAGATTTTCGACGATGTCGACGACGGTTGCGAGATCGGCCAGTAAGTCGGCCAGGACGGAAGAGCGCGGCCACAAACCGCGCTCTTTTATCTGACAACCTTTTTTGTTGACATTTCGGCCGGAGCCGCCGATCGTTCTGCCCCTACCACGGAAGACGACACATGCAACCCTCGAAAAAAGCCATCGTGAAGGCGGCCGAGCGCATATGCGCCAAGACGCCCGGAATGTCCGCCGAAGCCGGCGCGGCATGGAATGCACTCGGCGCGGAGATCGGCGTCGCGTTCGAAGGAAGGGCGCGGATCGAAGCGTGCGACAAGGCCCGGCTCGCGATGCTGCAATCGATCATCGAAGGCAACGACATTCAATGCGCCACACTCGACGGCCGAAGGGCCGTCGACCTCTAAAACTCAACCCCTACCACAGGAGACGAAGCATGACCCCGGCACAGATCAACAACGCCCTGGAGCGCCTGAAGGCCATGGTCGGCCCGAAGGCTTACATCGCCATCACCATGTCCAGCGACACGACGCCGGTACGCGCCGTGATCTATCCGCGCGGTGTAACCGACATGAGCCTTCCGGCGCTGCATGTGAACGCTGCCACGTTTGAAGAGGTCTTCGCCGAGCTCGACACTGTTTGGCTTCAGCACCGCGCGAAGCATCACCATGTCAGCATTCGCAAGATGGCGCTGGAGATCATCGACCTAACCCATCGCTCCGGCCAATGCACGGAGGCCGAGCTCCGCAAAAGCTTTCCCGCCGACGAGATCAAATTCTTCGGCTCCGACGCCCTCACCATGGCGGCGGAAATGTCGGGCGGAAGGCAGTTCTTCATCCTTCCCGAACCGGCCGCCCTGGCGGCCTAATTCCAGACATAGCGCGGCACCTTGCCGGAGCCTCCAGCCCGGCAACAGAAGCTGAAACCCGAAGCCGAGGACCGCTAGGCGGAGGGCGTGCCGGTTCGACCATGGTCAAGCCGGGGGCGGTGACGAACAGGAAACCCGCCATTTCCTACCAAGCAACGGAGCCGAAAATGTACCATCTGGAAACCACCGCGGGGCTTTTAAGCACCGCTCTGAAGACACTTAAACCGCTCGTCGAGGCCCGGAATACGATTCCGATCCTTGGCGCGGTTCTTTTCGAGGGCGCCCGCGCCTCGACAACCAATCTCGACATGATGATGTCGGTAGGGTTCGGCTCGATCAAGGCGGAAGGGCGTGCTTGCGTCGCCTACTCCTATCTGGAGCGGATCATCCGGTTGATCGACAAAGACGCGGAGATCGAGATCGACGTTGACGCCGAAGCCAAGGCGACTTTGACGTTTCCCGGCGGCCTGTATCGCCTCCCAGGCTTCGACGCGGCCGACTTCCCAAGCCTCGATATGCCCGCGACAGCGGCCACGATCGGCGGCATAACCGACAAGTTCAAGGCTGCCCTCGCCTTCACAAGTCCGAGCATTTCGACGGAGGAAACCCGCTACTACTTGAACGGCGTCTATTTCGACGGCCAGGACGGCAAGCACGGCGTTGTCGCCACCGACGGCCACCGGCTTTCCTGCTATCCGCTCGACTTCGACGCGGCGGCCCTTTCCGGAACCATCTTGCCGCGCTCCGCCGTGGCCGTGCTGCTGAATCTTCCGAAGCCGAACACAATCCGGGTGGGCGACGGCCATCGCGTCGAGTTCCAATTTGATGGCGTGACGCTCTGGACGAAGACGATCGACGGCACCTTCCCTGACTGGCGGCGCATCGTGCCGAAGAGGGCCGAAGCCAAGCAATCGGCGATCTTCGACCGGCTGTCCCTCCAGGCCGCGACGAAGCGCGTCATGGCGGCGGCGACCGAGCGCGGTCGGGCTATTCAATTCGCCTTCGGGGACGGCCGTACAGCGATTGGCGCGAAGACGCTTGACGCTTCCGGCATCGAATACCTCGACGGCGTCGAACTGGCCTCCCCGGCCGGCGGCGAAATCTCCTTCAATGCCGCCTATGTGCTGACCACGCTGGAGCAACTGAAGCACAACGCCCGCGTCAAAATGTGGGTCGACGATGCCGGGGCACCGGCAACTATCACCGGAGCCGACACCGACGCGAAGGAATTCATCATCCTTATGCCGATGCGCGGCGACAGCGACTTTGCACGCAATGAGCTCGCCCGATTGGCCGCTCCGCTGAAGGCCGCAGCATGAACGCGATCATGCCACGCGACACCGTCGCGGAGATCGTGAGCGCCAGGGATAAGGCCCTGGCGCTCTACGAAGTGGCGCACGCCAAGATCATTGAGGCGGCCGACGCTGAAGAGGCCGCAATGGAAATGGCGAAACGCGCCTTCATGGGTTGCGCGAGCTCCTACACGTCCGCCCACGCCGGCGAAGTGAAGGCGTTCTTCTCCGCTGTCACCCGCCCCGATCGCGAGGGCTATCTCCGCACTGCGCGCCGGCTGATCGACCTTTCCGTTTGGGGCGCCATTATCCAGCGCACCGACCTTGAAAGGCTCATGGACAAGGAAGCGAAAGACCAACTGCGAAAGCAGATGGCCTATGTCCCCGAGAAGACGAATCATCGCGGCGAGCTCATCAACGCCGACGAGATCGAGGCGGGAATGCCGCCCGTCACCGAAGAGAACATCATCGCGACGCTGGAGCGGTTCGCGGGCGACGCCGGGATGATCTTTCATCGGGGCGTCGCGAACGCCTTTTCGAAGCTCGATCGACGCTTCAAGTCGCATGACGGCTTCAAGGTCGGGTCGCGGATGATCATCGACCACGCCTTCAACGAATTCGGTAGCTGGAGCTTCTACCGCAACCACCAAGACACGCTCATGGATATCGAGCGCGCCTTCACCATTCTGGACGGCAAGGGCGTCAAGGCGAGCTATGCCGGCATCGTCGGCGTGATCGACGAGGCGCGACGCGGTCGCGGCTTCCTGGCGTCGCAATCCGAGCATGAGGGCGATTATTTCCGGGTCCGCATCTTCAAGAATGGCAACATGCACCTTTGGTTTACCCGGAAAGACCTGGTCGAGAAGGTGAACCGCATCCTGGCGGACTGGTATGGGGCCACTATCGCCGACGGCCAGGCGACCCCCGAAGATCCTTTTGCGAACGTCAAGCACACTCCGGCGCGGAATTTCGGCTTCTTCCCGACGCCGGACGATGCCGCCGAGCGCGCGGTGGGTTCCGTGTCGTTCGTGGTCGAGGAAGGGAAGCACGCCCTTCGCGTTCTGGAGCCGTCGGCAGGCACCGGCAACCTGGCGCGTCGTTGCCTTCGTGCGGGCCGCGAGCCGCGCAACGGCTATGTCGAAAAGGCTGTAGTCGACGTGGTGGAAATCCAGCCAGCCCTTGTGTCGGCCCTCTCCGCATCCGGCCTGTATGCCAGGGTCTATGCCGGCGACTTCCTCCGCCTGGAGCCGTCTACAACCGGGCTCTATGATCGCGTCGTCATGAACCCGCCCTTCGACCGCGAGCGCGATATCGACCACGTCGTTCATGCGCTCAAATTCCTGAAGCCGGACGGCATCCTTGTTGCCATCATGTCGGCGGGGACGGAGTTCCGCGAGACGAAGAAATCCGAAGCCTTCCGGGCCATGATCGCCAAGCTGAAGGGCCGCTTCACGGAGCTCCCTGCCGGTTCGTTCTCGTCGGTCGGGACCAACGTCAACACCGTGATCTTACGCGTGAGCAAGGCCGGCCGCGATCTCTACTGAAGAAACGGTCGGACCGCCCTGGCTCGACCATTTCTTTTGTTGTTTTGACAAATTTTCTTGTTGCTTTTCCATAAAAAGCGCGTAGCATTTTAGGCGTCCTACCACCTACCACGAGGAACGTCTGACATGCTTTCGACGCCGATCATCCCGGCCGCGCTTTATCGCGCCATCGCCGCCGCCGCGACCGTCTATCTCTTCTACGCCATCTGGAGCGCGGTCGCCCATCTGGACGCCGCCCTCGCTGTCGCCAGCCGGGTCTAATCGATCATGAGCCGCCGCGAACGGCGTTACATGGCGCGCCAGCAATGCAAGCTGGATGCCGCCTTCATGCGGGCCTATCGCGACGACGCGAGGGCCAGGCAATGCAATGAGTGCGCCTACTGTGAAGACGCAATCACCCCGAAGACGGCCACGGCTGACCACGTCATCCCGAAGGCGGTTTTCGGCAAGGATCACAGGAACAACATCGTTGCCGCGTGCAGTCATTGTAACCGCGTAAAGGGTCATATGCCGGAGAAGCTTTTCCGGCGCATGATCGAGAGCCCGAAGTCCGGAGAGCCCTTGGTTTTCCGGCTCATTCACTTCCGCATCCGCGTCAATCGGCGGCTGAAGCTAATGAGCTCCCGCCTCGATCGCGCAACGCGCGTTGTGGCCTAAATCCTACCACCGAAGGAAACAGAAATGGCGACCAATACCACTTCGCAAAACGACCTGATCCTTGAACACCTTCAGGTGTTGGGGACGATCACGCCGCTGGAGGCGCTGAAGGATTACGGGTGCCTCCGCCTTGGGGCGCGCATCCACGACTTGAAGGCCAAGGGCCATCATATCACGATGGACCTGATCGAGGTCGGCGACCACGGGAAGCGCGTTGCGCAATACTCCCTGGCCGCGTCGAAAGCGCTTGCGGCATGACCACGGTCGAGCCCGATCACTACGCCGACGCCGATCTCGCGACCAAGATCATCCTGTCCGAATTGGAGCGAGATATCGCGGCGCAACTCGACATCGAATTCCGCCGGCCGGCCAGGCGTCCCCGCACCGGCCAGCGCCGGCCGATCAAGCGGCGGCCTGACAACAAAAGTTGTTGACGAAATTCCTGTAGCGGCCTAAATCTAGGCCACTACCGCAGGAGACGAGAAATGAGCACCCGCGACGCAATCGCACTGAAGATAACGGCCGAGATCGTGGCCGACACGATAGCCCACATGGCAAAGCAGGCCAGCGTTGGCTACGGCGAACTTCTGCATAGCCTGTTTATCGAGAAGAACCCGAACACGATCAAGGTCTTCAACAAGTACCTCGCGATCGCCGTCGAGTATGTCCAAAAGCAGGCGGCCTAATGAGCGCGCGGCCGTACTGCGATCATTGCCTCGACACCTTGTTTTGGTGCGATTTCGAGGAAGCGCTCATTTGCGATTGCCCGACCGCGACGGCGAAGCGCCAGGCGGCGGAGCAAGAAAACGAAGACATGGAACACGACCGCAAGGCGGCGTGACCACCTACCACACAAGGAACGCGAAATGCTCCGCAAGATATTCTCCGCCCTGACCGGCGGCCGACCCATGCGCAAGATCGGCATCGCCTACACGAAGCGCGGAAGCGGCGAAAAGGTCTTCTACTTCGTCGACGACTTCGGCACGCTCTGGATGGCCGCCCACGCCTGGTCGATCGGCCGCGTGCGCCCGCCGAAAGGCATGGTGCAGCGGTGAGCGCGGCGCGTCACGCGGCGTTTTACGCCAAGGGTTATGCAGAGGGTCTTCGGGACGCTGCAAACCACGATGTCGCCCGCCTGGTCGCCGAGCTCGACCACGTCCGCACATGCCTCGAAATGGAGCGGATAATCCGGTGCGACTATGAGCGCCAGGTCGACGATCTGAAGGCTGGCCGGGCGATCATGCTCGCCGAGCTCAAGACCGCGATCGGTGCCCAATGGCTGACCCGCTTCAAGGTTTGGAACTTGATGACGTTTGGCCCCGGCAAGCGCACCGCCGGCACCGTCGAGCATATCCGCCGCGAATTGATCGAGATCGAGGATAAGCCCGACGATCCGGAAGAGTGGGTCGATGTCGCCCTTCTCGCGATCAACGGGCTTGTACGCCTGGGTCTGGAGCCGCTGGAAATCCTGGCCCGATTCACGGCCAAGCTGGACAAGAACATCGCTCGCAAATGGCCTGACTGGCGCACCGCGCCCGACAGCCCGATCGAGCATGTCAGGGACGAAGCGGCATGAGCGCGCTCGAATGGACGGTCTACACGACCGAGGATTGCGCGCCCTGGGCTGTCTTCGTTGACGGCCATGTGCCGATGGATGACGCGAGCGACGCCTTCAACGAAATGATGGTCGAGCTCTTGGAAGAGCAAGGCTTCGACCGCATGGACGCCCGTGCATATGTCGAGGAAGCCAAGTTCGGTCATTACTGGATTAGGCAGGGCGAAACCGACGACGAAGACACCGACCCGGAATATCCGTGGCTCTGGTCGAAGGAAGGCGTCGAGGGCGCCCGCGCGATCACCGGCTTGAAGTTCCCGGCATGACGGCGCGCTTCAACCCTGGCGACCGTGTCGTCGCGATAAGCGGCTGGCACGGCCGCGTCGAACGCGACGACGGCGGAACGCATGTCGTCGTCAGTTTCCCCTCTGCCGGCACCGGCAACGTCGATCGTCAATTCCTCTTGCCGCTCCCGCGCGGCGTCATTCCTCACCCGCAAGAGGCCAGCAGCTATGTCCACTGATCTCCCGGCGACCTTCTCGCCGTGCCGTACCTGGCGCTACACCCTTCGTCGCCGTTGGGCGGACGGCAAGTCGGCCGCGTTCATCCTTCTCAACCCGTCGACCGCCGACGAAGTCCAAGACGATCCGACCATTCGCCGCTGCATCGCCTACGCGAAGCGTTGGGGCTACGGCGGCTTAATACTTGGCAACGCCTTCGCTCTCCGGTCGACCGATCCCCGCGGGCTCTATTCGCACGCCGATCCGAACGGCCCCGGCAACGACCAGGCGCTCGCCGAGATCGCGAAGGAAGCCGACCGCGTGGTTTGCGGTTGGGGAACCCATGGCGCGCTCATGGGGCGCGGCGCGGCCGTTCTGGACATCATCCGCCAGGCCGGAGCCGAACCGCTCGCCCTGAAGCTCACGGCGGCCGGCTATCCCGGCCACCCGCTCTACCTCCGCCAAGACCTTCAACCCTTCCCGTTTTCTACCACTGGAGCGAACTGAAATGAGGTTTGGACTGTTTACCGCCCTGGCCGCAGCGCAAATCGCGGCCGTCGTGATCGAGCCGCCCACGCCGCCCGTGCCGACGATCGGCCCCGAAGATGGCGCACCGCCGCGCCGGCTCCGGCTCACCCGCGAAACCCGCGCCCTCGCCCGCAAGGTCGGCATCCTTTTCGACGGCCAGCAGCGGAGCGACGTTCTTGCATACGACGCCGACGACGGCTGGATCGAAATCCAGAATCATGAGGGCCGGCTCTTCGGTCCCGTCGAGCCCTATTGGCGGCATCCGCCGACGGTCGAGCCTCCGCGCGTGCCGGAGCTCCAGGCGAGCACGGAGGCCAGGGCCGAGGCCAAGCGCGCCCGAAAGGCCGCCAAGCGTCTTGGGAGGGCCGCATGAGCTTTTCCGTCACGATCTCATGGTGGATTATCCCGCTCATGATTACCGCCGCCCTCTTCGCCTGGTTTGCCTCCAGCGAGAAGAGTAGCGGCGGCTTCGACATCGTGCCGCTATTCCGCCTTGTCGCGGCGATCATTGGGTCGCTCGTCGCCTGGCTGGTTTGGGCGCTTCTCAGGTAGGGCGCGGCGATGGCCAGACCCGACGAAAGGAAGCTCCCCGCCGCGCTCCGCGAGCTCTTAGGCCGACTGAAGGCCGGCGCGGTGTTGTGTAAGGAAGTCGCCGCGACCAGCGCCGAGGCGAACCAGGGCGGCTTTGTTTGGTTCATGCATCCGACCGGCGTTCGCGTCGCGAAGGATCAAGCCGACGCCCTCTTGAAGATGGGCTTCGTCGAGCCGGCCGGCGACAGCCTCTTTGCCGGCGACGGCCAGACCTTTCCGCTGGCCGGAACCCGGTTCAAAAACGGCTGACAAAATTTTTTGTCAGACCCTATTGCGTTCCCGTAAAGGGTGGCCTAAATCTAGGCCACCTACCACGGAGAAGCGACATGCCCAAGACGAAATACATCGCCACCGACAAAGCCGGCGGCATCCATACGCGCCAGACCGCGCGAACCTACACGCATACGGTTGTGCGCCGTGGCGGATATCAGACGGCGCTTTCTTGGGCCAGCGACAAGAGTTGGGCCAGGAGCGACGCGAGGGATTTCGCCTACTGGACACAGATTGCCGACGGCAACGATCCCTACCCGCAAAAGTGCTACTGCACACCCGAGCGCGACAGCGCCGAGCAGATCGCCGAGGAAGCCGCCCGCGTCGCCGCACAGAACGAAAAGCGTGTCGCCGCGGCCAAGGCCGAGATCGAGGGCCACACCGTCGAGAGCTACGTCGCCGGCAAGCTGGCGAAGCGCCTGGCTGATATCGAGAAACGCCGCGCCGCTGGCTTTTTCGACACCTGGGGCAACGTCGGGTGGTGCGGCCGTCTTGCGCTCGCCGTCGCTCTCGCCGCGAAGGAATGCGGCAATGGCGACTACGAAACCGACATTCTCGACGCCAGGGAGGCTTGAGCCATGAAGACCATTCGCTTCGTTGACGACGACATTTACACGCTTGCCGAGATTTGCTCGCTGGCGGCCGATCGCTACCGCGAGAACGCCGCCGAGTTCGACAAGCTGGCCGCGATCAAGACCGGGCCAATCGGTGCGATGTATCCCACCGGAGCCGCCGCGCAAGAGCTCGCCGACCAGTTCCGTAAGCAGGAGCGGGACGCGCGGAAATACAGCAATATCTTTCAGGCTTGCGAGCCCTTCAACGTCGAGCACGACGACGGCCCCGACCCCGACGCTGACTGACAAATTTATTTGTCGAAGCGCTTGACGGCGCTCCGACGCGCGGCCTAAAAATCGACCTTCCCTACCACGGAGAGACGACATGCAACGGGTTCAAATTCCCGCCTATACCGACACATGGATGCGAGGGGATCGATACGGGTTCCTCGACAACGTCACGCGGATGCGGGCTGACAAAATCCACGCCAGCATCCGGCCCCGCCACGTTGCCGACGGCGACATGGTCGAGATCGCTCACGTCAAGCTCGACAAGTCGGGCAAGACGGGCCGGTTCATCCTTCTCGACTGCAACGCGATCTAGGAGCCGGCAACATGACCGCCCACGCTATGCCTGAGAGATCATACGAGAAGATCGAGGAAATCATCGACTTGGAGACGCCCGACAACACCGGATGGTGGATCGTCTACTACGACCCCGACGGCACGTCTTACGACGCGATCGGCCCCTTCGATACCTGCATGGAAGCGACCGACGTTCACGAAGGGTGCGGCGAAGAGCCGGACCTTGCCCGCGCTATGGCGAAGGGGTTCGGCCGATGAACGCGGAAGCGAAGATCGAGATCGCCGCGACGATCGGCCTAAGCAAGGTCGAGCTCTACACGATCCGGAGCGCCAAGCGCGGGGAATGGGCTTACATCACGATCGACGAGAGCTCCGGGCTTTTCCTGGCCCTCTCCAGCTATGGCACCTTCGGCTATTGCTGGACCGCGATCGGCAATGAGACGCTGAAGCAATTCCTTGCGAGCCTCAATTTCGGGTATTTCTTCAGCAAGGTCGCCGAGCAAACACGCGGCCAGGTCTTCAGCCCCGGGAAGACGGTCGAGGGCATCAAGCGCCTTGTGCTCGAACGCAGCCGCAATGGCGAGATCACGAAGAGCCAGGCGCGAGGCGCATGGGAAGCCGCCGAGGCGAGCGAAGGCAACCACGACGCACACGAATTCTTCGACGAGTTGCTTTCGGACGCCGACATCCTGGCCGTTTACGACGGGGACTATGGCGACATCGAGCGGCGCGAGCGCGACCCGCAATGCGTCGGGTTTTGGGAGCACATTTGGCCGGTATTTCTGGAGGCAATTCGATGATGATCGTCAACCTAAAGGGCCGAGCGAAAGCCAGCCGAGGATTGCATGACCATCAAGCGCCCTTGCGTTGAAGCTTCTGTCGCTCTCGCGGCGCCTTACCCTCAATCAACCGCTGCGGAGGCGCGGACCCCGAAACCTCTGTTGGCTCGTCGTCAACTGGCAGACCAAACTTCTCTTCGACCCGCCTCTGGTACTGATCAAAATCTCGATATCGCCGTTCAGTATCGGATATCGCATACAAAAGCGCCCCGGCCAAAAGGTAGCCAAATAAGGCGATGGCTCCCCCAACCAAGCTATGAACTATTGACGGATGCGCCTCTCTAGCTATGTGCTCGTCTACCATCACCGTACTAGAAAGGACGGCAGCTATAATCGACATAGTCGCCAGGGTAAGGTAGTTGACATACCGGTCTTTCTTGCCGGTTCGAAAATCCTTGACTAGCCGGTACATTCGCCATTCGCTGTCCCGCCTCTTGCTAAGCTTGCGCTCTCGCCGCCTAGCGACAAATTCACCTACACTGGGCGACAGGAAAAGTGCGAGGAACGTAGCAATTATCCCAATGGCGGTGAAAGCCGAACCGAGCGCGATGTCCTTAGCCGTTATACCCCATGAAGTAATATCCATCCCCAAACCCTTTCTGCGCCGCCAATCCCAAGTTGCTGTAACTAGCAGCTTCTGCAATCGGGCGATACTTCAGGGATTTTCTTCGCGGGTGAACCGCAACGTCGCGTGGCGTAGCATGTTCTCGCGCCTCAAGGTTTTGACCCTGCCCCTGGGACGTACTGATCAGGCCCCGCAAGCGAGAGCATTGACCGAACACGTTCAACGATCGTTTCGACATCGGCCGGTTTTGGGACAAACTCCCCGAGCCGAAACACCGGATCGACGCCATCAATGAGGGCGCCCGTGTGCACGACGAACGGGACGCCCAGATCTACGAGCTTTTCTGCGACATTAGTGCATTCGCCGTCTGGCAAACGAATGTCGAGCACCGCCGCATCAGGCCGATATTCGGACAAATAGCCCTCGGCCTTCGCGCACGAATTAAACAAGATAGGCGCCAAACCTGCCCGTTCCAGCGCATCCTCGATGTCGAGGGCTACCAGCGCTTGGTCTTCAACAACCAGGATCGCTGAACCTTGAACGTGTTCTGACATATCCCGCGCCTCCCCTGATGAGGAAGGCAAAGTTTTATCACTCCGTACGCTGTATTGGAGTCGGACTTTTGGCCTAGGAGCCGCTGTCTTCGGCGTTGCCTGTTCAAAGCCCCTTCGCCTGCGCATAAGGTGACCAGCCGTCAGGCGTATCAGCGATGTAGCGGGTGAACTCGACCTCGAGTTCTGACACCGCGAGATCCTTCGTGTTGCACCTTCCCCCGGCCGCCGCCGTGGCCGCGCCAACGGCGGTCATGTGTCGAGCACGACCAGGACCATATCCCGGCACTCGGCCCATGCGTCTCGCCCATGACGCGGCCGACGGAATCTGATCCCAGGAACTTCGGGGAAAAGTCGTGTGGGAGGGAGTTCCCGTTGATCACTGTCCGCCCCCAATCGAGCCAGAAGCGCGCCCCGCGATCGCGAACGAATCGCGCCATCTCGACGATACTCGCGAAGCGCCCAAGCACGTCGTCGCCGTCGAACACCTCATAGGCGCCGTCGACTTCGCGGGCCTTCAATCGATCGGCGGGCATGGTCCTTCTCTGCGATCACGAGTCGTTGCGGACCCAAAAAATTGGAACGCTTCGTGCGAGTCAAGCTGTGGCCTAGATCAGACTCGGCGGACCTGTTTCTTTCGGCCGACAGGCATCTTTGATGAGCAGGCTTCCCGGATAATCGTGGCGGCTTCGTGAATGGTGATGCCGACCTTGCGGGCATAGTAAGTGGCCTCCGCTTCCAGCTCGCCATCCAGTGGGGCCGCAACAGCCAGTTTTGCCTTATGCTTCGCCTTCTTTCCCATCGGTCGAATCATAGCACATTTACAGGATCAAAGCTCGCCGCCATCGCGATGATCCAAGGCTTCGACGATGACCTCGAACACGCTGGGCACTTCCTCACTGATTTCCGTCGTGGGAATGCCTGCCCGGTCCGCCGCGCTCATAGCCTTGTCCGCAAGGTCGCTGATGACGATCGGATCGTCGGTCGCGGTTTCGGGCAGCTGCTCTGCCATCCATTTATCGAGGAAGTTGATGCCGCGTGTGCTCATCGAGCTTTAAGCTCAATAGCCGGCTTAGGTTCCCCTGCTACATCCGAACGATGTTATCCAGCCCTAAGCGTCTGCGCTGGCCTTCCGCAAATGAGAGCGCGTACGACTCCAGCACGAACGATCGGGTAAATTCTTGGTCTTCCTCGACCACGCGAACGTCCCACTCACCGCCGGCTTCGACCACTTCAACGCGCGGATCGCCATTCAAGTTTATGGTTATGCTGTCCATCGCAATTCTCCTCCGAAAGCAATGACAACTGAGTTTTTTTATAAATCCGGCGGAGTTGGCCTTTCAATAGCAAAAGACGGTTCGGTTTAGTACCAATGCGAGCGTCATTCCTCGCGGAAATCCTGCACCGAAGCGTGCCGCAAATCCTCCTCGCCGCGCAACGGCTTCACGCGGCCGCGATCAAAGGCGTTCGACCCCAAGCTTAACGCGGTTCGATCGGCAACCCACGCGTTCGCACCATATCCGCGCCTACGACATTAGCTGGTTTGAATATGCGACGGAGAAATCCGTCGGGCCGGCGTTCTGCCCATTCTTTACCCCCAAGGACGCCGGCCACCTTTTTCGACTTTATCGTCCGCTCTGAGGCAATCGCTCTCGATAGCGGCGAATGGCCTCCGATATGTACATTGCATACCGCCGCTCGACCACTCGGCGTCGATCGGCATCCAAATTATTGCGCGCCAAATGCGCTGTCGACCATGTAATGAGGATGTGTAGATCATCGTCGTTCAACTCAGGGAGAGTTCTTGCCATGCGCAATTTCTGTACGGGTTATGGATACACTCAGCAGGATTGCTCGTTTAGCTGACGGAGCTTAAGGCCCTACCCGCCTGCGCCGCCCGACCGATGCATAATCGCCTCAAGTACGGCCTGGTAGACGCTACCGGTTTCTTCTTCGAGTTCGTTGCTGCTGATTCCAGCCGCCTTGGCGTCGGCAAAAAGCGTTTGCACCAGGTCAGCCACCGAGATGATGTCGAAACTTTCGACGCGGTCCAGGTTGCTCGAAATCCATGTGTGCAGGAAGTTAACGCCGCGCGTGCTCATCAACCTCAAGCAACTGGCTGAGGCTATGTTCCCCCGGGGATCATTTCTTCGCTGACGAGGCGATCTAGGAGACGGACCACCTCCTTGGCTTCCGGCGATTTGCAAGAATAGTACCGACGACCGCCATGGTAGCGCGCCTCGACGATATCGAGATGAAGCAGCTTGCCTAGATGTTGTGACAGACTAGCCTGGCTGCACTTAATCTGAGAGAGCAAATACGAGACGCTTCTCTCTTTCTCCAGCAAATGAGCGACGATCAATAGGCGTATGCCATACCCTAGGCCGGAAAGTATCTCGGCCGCTAAACTGCGTTGGTCCTGGGAAGAAACCTCCGCACCCGGCCCCTGACGTAGGGCTGGATCAGCTTCAATTTCCGCAAGCCTCTGCCGGACATAAGCAGTCATGACTTCTATCTCTCAATTTTGGACGAAATAAACTGCCGAGTCGGCGTGCCTTAGTCAACCAAATGCTGAAAAGCCCGCCGACGGAGCTAACGGGCAAAGGATTTTGCGTCGCCGCCAGCGGCAGCAGCAAAGCAAATTAGCGCTACCGCATGGACCTACTTGGCGCACTAACAAAAGTTAAATGAATGCCGATCAGACCCGAGCGCTTTGCGCGGGGTCGCTCACCGCGCCTTCGTCTAGTTCAGATTCCAGGGCATCGCCCACGGGCTTCGGCTCGCTTCCGAGCGGGACACCGTCGAAGCCCTGTAACCATGCATCGGCATGCTCGGCCCAATACGCCGGCACAACACGTTCCTTGCAGTCCTTGCGCGCCTGCTGGCCATACATCCAGGCGTAGGTGACGCGCTCCTGGTCTTTCTTGGCGACGGCCGACGAAATAGAGGTCGTGCTGGCGGCTTTTTAAAGCCTTCTGCAGAACCTTGAAGTTGGAAAGCCCAGCATCATTCAAGGCGATGATTTCGCCGTCTATAATGGCGCTTTCGACCTCGAGGTCGCTGGCCGCCTTGGCGAGGTCGCGGTATTTCATCGTCCAGTCGACGCCGCGCCGGGTGAAGATGCGCACGCCGGCGTCGTCGCGCACGATCTGCGACCGGTAACCGTCGAACTTCACTTCGTGTATCCAGCCGTCCCCCTCGGGAGGCTTCTCGACCAGCGTCGGCAACAAGGGCTCTACGAACTTAAGACGCATACACTGACCCGCACAAACCGCGATTCAATAAGCTTTAGCTAAAATTGTTCCGAAGCAGGAAATGATTCTCGATTTGCAACGAACTCCAGATTCCCACGTTTCGCTCAATCCGTTCTCATCTGGAGGAAAGGGCATGGCCGACGATAAGAGCAAGCGTGACTTTCGCGACCGCAACCGGGTGTCAGCCGACGAGGATTATGAGGTGCGGTACTTTGCGGAGAAAGCCGGCATTACGCCCCAACAGGTCAGGGACTTGATATCAAAGCACGGCAATGACCGTGCAACGCTGGAGCGGGAAGCCAAAGCGCTCAAAGGTCGGTAACTACATGCCGACATACCAGGTTGAAGAATTCTGTGGCGAGCGGCTTGTCGCATCCCAAACCGTGGACGATGACAACCCGATGAATGCGGCCGAACGGGTTGCGGGCGGCCCGATCTCGCCGAGGGCGTTGCAGAAACACTGGTTCAGGGTCGTTGATGAACGGCTAGGATCAGTGCACGAGTTCAGTTTGGCTGAAACTGGCGAGCCCAAAGATTTCGCGAAGTGAGCGGCTAGTGACTCTCCAGCAGCCCGCCCCCGCCCACCATTGTCACACGGGTGGCATCGTCACCAATCATCATCGGCGGTGCGACCAAAGTCCAATCCACAGCCAAAGAGGTCCTACGTCGGGAAACTCTTGGCCTTTCGTAAGTTGTGAGTACCCGTGAGTCCCTCCAACGAGTAAACCACCATGCCCTTGTCACTTGAATTGAACGACACGCCGCTCGCGTTAACGTGTCCCGATTGTTCACTTACATTCGTAAAAAAGGGCTCGTGGATCAAAACCATCAGCAGGTACAAATGCGATGGCTGCGGAGCGACAGTTCGCGTTGGATACGACGAAAAACTCTCCATATTCGAGAGGCACCTCGAAACGATCCACCTGTCAGCCCCCCGATAAAAAAGCCCGCCGACCGGAGCCGACGGGCAAGAAGTGGTTTGGCTTCGCCCACCGATCGTCAGGCGAGGCATATTAGCGCTACTGCATACAGCTGCGGCAAGCACCAACAAAAGTTAAAGCGAGAACGAAAGTGTGTGAGAGCCCATCAAACCCGCTGGGGAAGATGGGCTCTCTGGTCGGTCGAGGGGTCTCTTCCCGACACATCGCGGCGCGACCATCCTCCTACGCGCCGCACCACCCCAATTTCGCTGTCGGCGGAATGTTCCATTAGCAAACGCTTGACTACGCCGCCGGCCGCGCCAGAGTCATGGCATGGCGAAGGACTCTATCAAGATCGGCGACGAGGTCGCCATCACTGCAACCGTGCGCAAGCGCGTGACAGAGGACAGAATCAGCGTGCTGATCCCATCCTACGATCACCCGCATTCGATCGTCGATAGCACGCCACACATAAGCAGCGGCCAGAAGATCGAGCTAATCGGCCCGGTTGTTCGCGTCGATGAGGACACGGTGACGATCGGCGGCAAGGATCTCGGCATCACGGTCAAGCGCAGTGCCGTGCGGCTCGTCACCAGCCATGTGGCGCCGAAGCGTAAAACGCCACTGGTCGACAAGCCGACGTAGATGGCACCAACGCGCGTTTCCGCTGGCCGCTGTCTACCCGGTCACGGCGAAATAGTTCGGGAAAGCCCGGCCCACTCATCGAGGAGAGTGTCATGTCGCCAGAACAGGTGAGCCGGGCTCCCGCGCTCCTCCGTTCGTGAGGAACGGTGGAGCGCCGGGCAAGGCTTGCTGAGAATGGGGAGCGCCGCAAATTGACAAAGGTCTTATTTGAAATCGAAAAGGTCCGATGCCGGCCGACGATTCACCATTTGTTGACCATATTAGACCACTCTCATACGCGGACATGCCTGTATCGCGTACATGGCCAAGGCCCCGGCGACTGACCCCGTCGCCGGGGCTATTAGTTTCCCAGCCTAGCTGTCGGCGGGAACGGTACGACGTTGTTGTCGCGCTTGCGGATTTCCATCTCGCGATAGATTAGAATCGTCATCGTCATTTCGGCGCTGCCAGCGACCGACTGTCCTGGCATGGACTCCAAAAGGGTTCTGAGGGTGTGGTCATCCATTGTCGCGAGATGGGCTTTGATCGCCTCGATGCTGTCGCCAAGCTCTGCAATCAATTTGGCCGCTGTCTGCATATGACCCGTTCCATCCCACTGACGCCGCGCGACTCGATGGTGGATAGTACAAACTGAAAGCAGCGCCTCACAATTGGGCCAAAGTCCCTGATAGCGGCTGCGTCCATCCATGGTCGTCGATATAGTTCTCCGTTGGGCCGCTCTCCTACGCCGCCGAAGCGTCCCGCGTCCTCGCGGTCCTCGCGGGCCAGGCGATACACCTCTTGAAACGGTTGCCAGCATAAGCCGCCACTTATCGGCAAGGCCATGACAATGGTCCCTCAGACGAGCCCTATCAGATGGATTAAATGAGAAATGCGGGTGCCGACCGCTTCGACAAATGCGCCATGATTGGCCGCGAGATTCCAGCCAAAGAATGCGACCCAGCAGAAGAGCATGATGGCGAAGCGCATTAGGGGACACTAATATACTGCGGTTGCTCAAAACTTAAAGCCGGGGAAAGGCGCTAGCGCGCGTTTTGCTGCCCGCTCTGCAAGCCGTTGAGGCGGTCACGCAATGAAAAGAGCCCGCCGGGGGACACGACGGGCTCTTTGTCGGGCACCATGCATAACCCGACCGCTGGCGAGATGGGCACCCGCCGAAATCCCGAACTTCGCTGGTTCAAGAATGTTCCAACCTCATGGCTCTTCCTCGCGAAAATCGTAGCGACCCTCGCAGATCCGCGAGTGGTCGGAACATTTTAGCTATCGCGAATGTTTCACTGCATGGCGACGATAGACACATCCGAGTGCAGGGCCGCGCTGACCCTGATCCGGCGAACGATAGAAGATCACTGCCCTCCTGGCGTTCTCCCGAGCGAAGAAGCCGTTAATGGGCTCTATGGCCCTTCGGTGATGCATGAAGCCGCCGCGCTGGCCGCAGCCATCGTCAAGACAGTCGACCGGCTTAGTTTTGAGCGACACGAGATGCCGCCGGCGCCGAGCATTAAACCTAGCGGTGGACAGTAAGCATTCCCGCCGACTTTCGGCACCGGGCAATCTAGTGCCGGTCCTTCAAAAACCTGGCTTCACGTATCAGGGAATTCCAGTCGGTTCCGATCAGCTTGATAAGGCCCCGGGCAACCGTCTCCGAAATGCCAATCTCTTTCGCGAGCCGGCGGGCGAGCATCTGGTCGCCATCGTCTTCGCGTCCGTCGCCGTTCTTCGACATCGAACCTCCCGCTTGGAAATGGCCCGCGCTCGGGAAAGCGCGGGCCGACCAAGATTGGGTCTTCGGTCAGCGACAGCCCGTTGAAGGACCATCGCCTCTGCTCAAACCAGCGAACGGCACACAGGTTCCACAGCCAGAACCAAACGCTTAAAAGCCGCTTTCGGTGGCCGCGTGGGCCGCTTTCACCGGCATCTCTTCAGGCAAACGGCCGGCGCGCGAGCGTCGGCCGTAAGGTCGATGATGACGTGTGCCACATAGGCCGCCGCGACCAGGCAAACGCCGATTGCGACCAGTTGCGCCAGGGCGCCCTTGAGGGTTCTCGGCCGGTGCGTCATGGATGCTTCCCCGTGAAGTACACCGCGACCTTGTCCCAGGCCACGATAGCGCCTGTGACGAAGGCGAACAGGATGCCGAGGAACTTCAGGAACCGGCCGGCCGTCTCGCGGTCTTGCGAGAACTGGATAGCTTGCTCCAGATAGGCGACGCGCTTCGGCGTGAGGCCCGCGAGGAACTTGCGGACCTCCGGATCGAGATCGGCCAGGCGACGAACGATCTCTTCCTCGTCGGTGAGCTCATTTGACATCGGCGGCCTCTCTCTTCAGCCGATCGCGTTCCCCCTGCATCGCCTTCAGGTGCGCGACCCATGCCTCGCCCTCATGCAAGAGGTCGGCGTCACGCTGGCTCTTGCGGCGGTTGTCGATCAGCGTCCCGTGCTCTTGCGCATCGAGCAGGATAGCGCAGCACGCCATGACCGCGCCGAGGTTCTTGATCTTCGTGTCGCGAGTGAGCTCTTCGCCGACGGAGAAAAGCTCGAGGTGACGGAGGGCCGCGTGGACGTAGGTCATCGCCTCGACGTGAGTGTCGCGCCAGTTGTAGAAGTCATACTTCAGCCCGCCGTCATAGTGGGCCGACAGTTGCGCCAGCTTGCCGGCCATCGGCAGGAAGCCAAGCGGCGGTTTCTTGTCGCCGAACGCCTGCTTAGGGTTCGCCGGCTTCACCGCTGGCGCGTCCGACACGTTCTGGAATTGCTGCGTTTGCAGCGTGGGCGGAGGCCCCGCGGATTTATCCGCGTATGCCTCCAGAGGGCCGAAAGTCTCGGCCGCCAGGTCCGCATCCATATGTCACCTATCGGATTTCGACTTCAGTCGAGCCGACGGCCCCACGATTGAAGTCATAGTTCATGGCCCGCATCGATCGGCCGGACAAGAAGCCGTACGAGTGGTGGAATGCGTCTTGGGCAACCGGCGCGCGGTGCGAGTACACATGCACACCACCAATTTCCTTCAGCGTGTCGTGATGGATATGGCCGGTGTGGAAATGCCGTGTCGTCGTCTCCGCCCAATCCTGGCGGCGGATGTTCGCCATGATCAGCGGCATTTCGGGGATCTTCGCACCGTCGCCGTGAGTGCCGCCGAGAAGATTGACGCCGAAGCGCCGCCACCAAAACGGGTCGGGGCTGTCGTCGACCGTCACCCGGTCCGAGTTGCGCCAGTACATGCGCATGGCTTGCACAAGGCCGACGGTCGAGTTCGGGTCGTGGTTGCCCTTCTTCAGGACGAATTCGACGCTCTCATGCTTGGCCGCGACCATTTCGGACGATTCCACCAAGAGATCGGAAGTCGTCGAGAGGGTCTTCGGATAGCGCGTGTCAACGTCGAGGATGTTGCCCGAGCGCTCCGTCATGTTGCGGCCGTTGTCGGCGTGGAGAAGGTCGCCCAGGCCCAGGATGACGGCGTACTTCGACCGTGGCGATTGCTCGATCACGTCCGCCACCGTTTGCAGCAAGACACGCTTGGCGATCGACAAATCCCAATCGAGGCCAGTCTCGCGCCCGTAGGCGAAAAGGCCGACGTGCCAGTCGCAGAAAATGTAGACCGTGAGCCGTTCGGCTAAGGTCATCTGCGGCCGGATGATGAAGGGAGCCGAAGGCACGAATTCTTCGAACGCCTGGCGGATGATCTCCGCCTTGTCGATCGCGTCCTTCAGGTCGCGGTCGGTCTTGTGCCACTTCAGGAGGATACGATCCTCGCCATCCGTGAGAACCGACAGGCCCTTCAGTAGGTGGTCGTCCGGCTTGACGAATTCTCCGCCCTTGTCGGCGCGGGTCTTGACCGACGTGCGCTCGATATAGCCGTCGGCGTCGCGCGTGATCGAATGCGACTGGACGATGAATCCTTCCGGAACGATGTTCCCGGCGATCGTGCCGTCGAGGCCGCGTTCGGAAGCTCGCCGGAGCGTCTTCTGTAGCGTCGATCGGTTGATGCCGAGTTCGCCAGCGGCCTTGCGCTTGGACAGCCCACAGGCCCGGTAAACGGCGAGCCGGCGGAGGATTTCTTCGTTCTCCAGCTTGTCGACTTTGCCGCCGGTCTTTCTCTTGATTGCCCCCTCGCTCATTTCGGCACCGCCTTTCCGGCCGGCGTCGCGCCGGCCTTGATCAGCGCTGCATTCTTCGCGATGCAGTCGCCGTAATTGATGCGGTCGGTCCCCCACAGGTCCCCGACTTCCTTTTCGGTGAGATCGCGGTGCGGAACGTCGACCAAAGGCGCGCACGGTTCCTTCAGCGTCTTCGGGTTCTCATTCGCCGTTTGCAGGACGGCGGGCGCTGGCACGTCCAGCTTTGTCCAGACCGATTGACAGCCGCTTAGACACAGAAGGAACGTGGCAGCGGTCATCAGGCGAAGGTGCATTTTCCAGATCATTGAGGATTTCCTTGAGCTCCCCGGCGTGGATGGCGCGCGCGGCGCGGTCGGCGAGGAATTGGCGTTCGGCTTCGGCTTTGCGTTCGGCGTCGGCGGCGCGGAGTTGGGCGGCCTTGTCACGGGCCTCTTGGGCGGCCTTGACCCAGGCGGCGCGCTCTTCGCTCACGCCGGCACCGTGGCCGGCCTGGCGGGCTCGCTCGACCCGCCCAATGGCGATGTCGTCGAGCAGCGGACCGACCGCCGGCACGTAGCGGACGATCGGCACGGCCGTTTCGATTTCCTTCACGACCGGAACGCCCTCGTAGAAGACGAGAACGCCGATCGCGACGATGGCAGCTGGCGACAAACGCGACAGCAGCCAGGCCAGGGCGCCGGAGATCATCGGCCGGCTTCCTTCAGGCCACGGAGGCACATGGCTTGCTCGCTCTCGCGGCCGGCGTCGCCCTTGACGCGCCGGTTGAAGAGCCCGCGCACGACCTCGCCCTTGACGTAGACCCATTTCGAGAGCTGGAGGCACGCGCCGCGAAGATCGCCGGCCTTCACCTTGGCGATCAGGGTCGACTTGCAAGCGGCTCCGGTGCCGACGTTGAACGCCCAATCGTTGATGGCGACATAGGCCGGGCCAGGGACGCGTTTCTCGTCGCCGAGCTCCGGCGCACAGGCCAGCAAGCGCATTTCATGCGCGACGATGTCCTTGCGGGTGATCTCGTCGCATTCGGCCGGCGTGTAGAGCTTATCCTTGATGATGTCGGGTCCGGTGTGGCCTCGACACACGGTAAGGACATGGCCGACATCGTAGTACGGCCGGTATTTGGTTCCTTCCCACGACCCGGTGTACGCGGTGGCAGCAGCAAGCAGGGCAAGCCCCGCCGCTCCGCTCTGGAGGTAACGGCTTTTCATCGAAATTTTCCTTTGGAGTTTGGGCCACGAAGCGGGCGACCAGGCCGGCGCAAATGACCACGAAGAGAAGGGCAGCGAAGACGTTCGGCGGGAACCGATCGCTGTAGAGCGGCAAGATCGCTTCGGCCCCGGAGAGGATGCCGGCGACCGCCAGGATGCGAACCGACCAGGCGCGCTTGAGCACGTCTCGCCAGTTGTCGATCAGCCTGAGTTCGGTCGCACGAAATCGCCTCCAGGCAGCTTTCGCCGCCAGAGTGAGGGCAGACATGACGATGTCCTTGGGTTGCGGCCTAGAACTAGGCCAGGGCGCGCCTTAGCGGTAGTGGCGCTCAAAAGAACACCCTCCAGACGACGAAGGCGGTGAATGCGGAGCCGACGACGAAGCCGCCGGTCGCCCACAAGAGCCGATCGATGATCGGCGCGATGATAGGGACTAGCTCCATGATCTTCACGCCGCCTTCGCCGGGTTCGGGTTGTCGTTCGTGGCGTTCGGGTCATCCGTGGTGGCGGGATTATCCGGCTCCGTCCCCAAGCCCGTCCCCTCTTCCGCCAGGAGCATTTCCTCCGCGTCGGCGTCGAAGCTTGCCGCGAGCTCGCCACGGCGCTTCAATTCCGACCAGTAGGTCTTGCGCGACAACTGACCGGCGACGCGAGCCTTCAGAAGGCTATCCATCGTCGGGCTGTCATTGCCCATGTCGTCGTCGAATTCCGTCTGGACATTGACCGAGGGCGCCCGCGTCGTGTCGGCCGCGCCGCGATAGCGCTCCGCGAACACGAAGGCCCGCTCAAGCGCATCCTTGAGATTGAGGGCCATGTTCTTGACCGCCGAATTCTCGCGGCGCTCGCCGGCCTTGACTGAGGTCGCGGTGATGACGCCGGAGCCCTTTTGGTGCGGCTTCATGGCGAGCGCGTCCATTTCCGCCTCCAGACGCTCAAGGTCTTTCTGGCCGGCCTCGATCGCCTTGCCTTCGGCCTCGACGTAGTACCACTTGCCTTGCGGGTCTTCCGTGGTGAGCAGCGAGTTGGGGCCGATCACCGGCTTGACCGGAGCGTCCTCGCCCTTCTTCGGGACCGGCATCTTGACGCCGGAGCCCGCCAGGATCGGGAACCGGGCATACTTCAGGATGTTGCGCTGGTCGCTCGACGACTGCCAATGCTCGACGTTCTTCCACGCAAGATCGAGGAAGGGCGGCTTGACCGTGAACCCGGTCTTCGTGGCGCGGCGGCCGGTGAAAAAGGGGATGAGTGAGACTTCGCCGAGTGGAGCCGGCCCGCTCGCGACGATCTTCCACTCTTTCGCCTCCGTGCCTGCGTCGTCGACCGAGAGCTCCCATAAGTCCCATCCGTCGGAACGATAGTGGCGGACCCGCTTAACCGTGTATTCGGTGAAGCCGACCATTTTGACGCCGTTCTCAAACCAACGGGCATCAATGACCGTCGGCCGGCCCGTCCCCATGGACACGGTGCAGGAGAGCACGTCTTCAGCCCGGAAGTGAACGAAATAGGGCCGGATGTTGCCGGCGATCTCTTGCGCCAGGGTCATGCCAGGTTCGGCGCGAGGCATATCGACCAGAATGTACGCCAGGCCAGCGGTGACGCCGTCTTCAAGGAAGCGGCGCGCGAACACGTCGAGCGAGTTGCCGAGGAAGTCCACGTCATAGATGAACTGGTCATAGTACGGGTCATACTCGCCAGCGAGGGCGATAGGCGTTCCCATAGGCTTGCCGACGGCGAGATTGACCGCGCCTTCAAGCTTGTTGAGCAGCACGGTTTCGGCCTTGCGGCCCTCGTAGCGCTGCGGGTCTTCCGTCGGCCATTTCGGGAGATAGCTTTCTCCGGCCGCGCGCATGGCCTCCGTGCCAGCCATGACCGTACGGAGCACCTTGAAGCTGGATTGGTTTGCCTTGTAGTCGGCGGAGGGAACGGTAGGATCGATATTCGCCATTGTCAGAACTTTCCAACTGAGAAACCGCCGCCCTCTTGTTCCAAGAGCAGATCGGTGAAGGCCCAAACCAAGGCGTCGACACGGTCGGGTGAGTAGCCCGCCGCCTTCCGATCGAAATCGATCGTGAGCTCGCACATTTGCTCTTCGAGAGTTTCGAAGTCGCCGACGTGCGTAACCTTGCCTTGTTCGTAGAGAGCGGAGACGGGCTCCGCGCGAATGCCCTTGCCTTTGGTGGCGCGGACCTGAATTACAGGCGCATAGGGCATCACGGTTCGCACCGTGCTTTCCACCATGTCGCCGCCCTGGTTGACTTCGCAGACCACGGCATCGGCTTCCCAGGTGCGGAATGCCTCCGCGACCTTGGTCGCCCAATCCTGCGGCTTGCCCTTCATCGAATAGTCGGCCAGGACGTAGCCGTTGTCGTCATCGTCCTTCCCCGCCACGATGATCCCGTGCTCGTCGCTCCCTGGCGTGTTGCTGACAGCCGGGTCGACCGACACGACAACGCGAGTGATCCCGAACAGCCGCACAAGGTCGGCCGGCATCAGGAGGGCGACAGTCGCCTCCGGTGCGTGCTTGATGATCCCGTAATTCCAGAGGGCGTTTTCGTTCTCGTTTGCGAACAGCCCTTCAAGGAAGCGAGCCCGCTTGCGAGCCGGAAGGTTCTCCAGCGTCCGAAGATACTCCGGTGCCAGGTTTTCCTTGTTGTCGACCGGGTTCATCTTCAGGTGGACGTGATTGTCCGGATCGGTGAGCGCTCGCCCACTCTCCGGGTCTACCTTCTCGATGAATTGCTTGTAGCTCCAATGCCGCTTGGAGGGCGGATTGCAGTCGTAGAAGGCTTTGAGCTTCAGCCCCGTTTGCTGCGCCAGGCGCGACATCGCCGTCGTGACGCTGTCGTATGAGATTTGCGACACTTCGTTGAAGTAGAGGGTCGCGAATTCCTGGCCGAGCACCTTCTCGACGCGGTCCTTATCATCCAGGCCGCCCATCCAGACCTGGCTTTCGTTCGGGAGCGTGATGACGCCCTCGACCTTGTTCGTTTCGTAGGGGACGTGCGGGAAGCACAGCCGCATCATCTTCGGCCAGGTGTCCGCCCAAATGGACGCCATCAGGTGATTTTGCCGATAGCGCCAGATGGCATGTCGCGAGCCGCGAGCCTTGATCGCGCGGAGGGCAATGATCCGGCAAAAGCCGAACGTCTTGCCGGAGCGCGACCCGCCGTAGCCCATGACGTGTTGTGCAGGGCCGGAGACAAGGCGCACTTGCTCCGCCTGCTTAGGCGTCTTGACGAAGGCGGCCACGATCAGACCTCCGCGTCTTCCGCGTCGATATGGATCGCGATCTCGCCCTTGTTGGTGTTCTCGACCTTGTCGGTCTGCCCCAGGCGTTGCTTGCCGAGCCAGATGAGCATTTGCGGGTTGCGCTTCTTGATCGCCACGTCGAGTTGCGCCTTGGCGATTGAGAAATCCATTTGCGCCCGGCCCTGCTCGATCGCGGCGTCGGCCTCCGGCCATTTCTTCCGGAAGTTCGTCAACGCCGTAAGCGAGACGCCGAGGAAGGCCGCCATCCGCTCGAACGACAGATTTGCCATGCCGTACTCACGGAGAGACTTCAGCGTCTTCTCGTCGGGCTGAAGGACTTCAGGACGGCCCACGCGGACCTCATGGAACGGGTCCGACTTGGCCTTCGTCGAGCCTTTCGGGCGACCACCCTTGCCTTTCTTTTTCGGTTCCGGGTTTTCCATTCTTTTATTCCTTCCGTGACCGCACGGCTCCGCCCTCGCGCAATCCCGCGTGGGGACTGGCGTTGGCGGCCTGTCTGAAAAAAGTTGATGCCTGACAAAAAAACTTGTTGCCTAGATTTAGGCCATAGGGTATTTAATACCCATGGGTATCACATACCCGCTTCCTACCACGGAGCCAAACCTATGCCGCTTTCAAACCGCACGTTCGGCGTCGAGCTCGAATGCATCATGCCTTACGGCTACACCCGAGTTACCTTCGCCTCGAAACTCCGCACGCTCTATCCCGGCTTGGCGATCAAGCCTGCGCCTTATGGTGCGCCGACATCGACATGCTGGAAAATCCAGCCCGACCGCTCGACCGGCACGGGCGGTTGCGAGCTCGTCTCGCCTATCCTTTCCGGTGAAGCCGGCATCGCTGAAGTTCGCCGCTTGTGCGATGCGCTGAAGGCGGCCGGTGCCAAGGTCAACATCAACACGGGGTTTCACGTCCACTTCGGCGCGGACGGCCTCGACCTGAAGGCGCTCAAGAACCTCGCGAAAATGTATGTTTGGTTTGAGAGCTTCTTCGACCACATCATGCCGAAGAGCCGGCGTCGGACCAATTGCAGCTACATCAAGTCCAATCGTGCGGACTTCGGCGGCTACGGCACGGACGCGGTCAACATCGCTCTCGATAAGCTCGACCAGGCTCCGGACCTTGCGTCGTTCATGCGCCTTGCTTCTCGCGAGCGCTACCGCAAGCTGAATGTCACCAATCTGAAGCTCTATGGCAAAGGCACGATCGAGTTTCGCCAGCACTCCGGCACGGTCGACGCGGACAAGGTCGAGAATTGGGTTCGCTTGCTCGACGCCTTTGTGACGAAGGCCCTCACGACCAAAATCCGGAAGCGCTCCGTCACCCGCGACCTTGAGGCGGTCGAGGAAATGCGCCAGCTTTTCGACATGATCGACATCGATAAGCCGGTGCGCGTATTCTATCTCAATCGGCGTCGCGAGATCGCCAAGCTGGAGGCGGCAGGGTTGCCGATGGTCGCATGATCCGGAGACAGACAACGCCGACCAGAGAGAGCCGCCAACGCGCGGCTCCCGCTCTTCCCTCTCCAGCACCCGCGCCGATCGCTCCGGAAGCGCCCTCGCCCGTCCCTGCTGGCGAGAAGACCATGCACGACGACTGGACACCCGAACTAAAGGAAGCGATCGCCCTCGTCGGCATCACCCGCCAGGAAGTCGCGGACGCTCTCCGCGTCTCTATCTCGACCGTCAACGCCTGGCTGAAGCCGGCAACGTCGAAGAGCTCAAACCCCACGCCAATGTGGGCGGTCGAGCTCTTCCGCTACAAGTTCAAAGGCCGGCTTCACGCCGCATCGCAAAAGAACTGAGCGCCGAACTGGAAATTGCGGCAAGTGGTGAACTCCGCGCCCTTGTCGCCGAAGCGCTCCGCCGCCGCTCTCCCGTCGAAGCGAATGAGCTCCGCATTCTGGAGCAACACCGCATCGCCAGTGAACAAATCCAGGCCCGCCCTAGATCCTTTCTTCACCCTCACGACCAGATGCCGGTTGCGATGCCAGTTGTAGGGCCGCGACACGGCGCACACATAGGCGATCTCGCCCTCTTGCCAGCCTTTGAGCTCGCGCCACTCGTTCGTCGGCACGCGAAGGCCGAAGTCGTTCTCGTAGGCGCCCTGAAGGCACTTGGCGCAATGGAAGCGCGGGTCGAAGCCCGTCACCTTTTTCATCCACAGATAGCCATGCCTGGCGAGAGGGCCGCCGCCGTTGCGCGTCGTGTCAATGTGGTAGGTCAGCAAAGATCGTCTCCATGACGGCCAGCATGTCGGCCGAACGCCCTATGCGCCGATCGCCGACAAGCGGAAGCTCGAATTCGAAGCGGATTGCCTCCGCCACTTGTTCGCGATCGAGCTCACGCTCTTTCACCGCCTCGACTTGCCACATAGAGCGGTCGCTCTTGAACGTGACCACCTTCAGGCCGGCGAGCTCGCACAAGGCGATCACGTCAGCGTCGTCGTGGTATTTCTGGAAGAACCAACGGCCCTCGCGGTAGAAACCGGACAGCCCGTCCTTATCCATGAACTCCAGCCGCCGCCGATAGCGGTCCTTCTGGAATTCCACGGTCTTGCGCAAGTAGTAGCGGATTTCCTCTTTCGACCGGCCCGCGAAGAACACGCGCGCGCCAGGCTTGGCGAGGAAGTTGAGCATGGTCACGACCGCCCTTTCCGCCTCGACCGTGTCCACACTGTTTAGGACACTGTCACAGACAACGGCATCGAAGCGGCCGTGACTGCGAAGGCGGGCAATCATGCGGTCGATCATACGTTGCGTGGCACCCCCGTCAAGCGTGCGGTTCATGCCTTTGCGCCGGAAGAATTCGAGCTCGTAAGCGTCGAAGCCTTCGCCCTTCAGCCGGCGGAAATAGTCGCCTTGACCCGCGCCGAAGTCGATGAATGAAGCCCCGCGGTTAAGCTGTAGCCAGGGGATCACATGCCGCTCATAGAGCGCGCTCGCGTTCGCCTTGCCTTCGCGGAGCCTGGGCAGTTGCGCCAGGGTTTGAATGAATGTGTCCCGCTTCAGATTGTCATAGCAGAACACGCCATATTCGCGATCGAGGAAGGACCGATAAAGGTCTTCCTCTTCGTCTGGAATGGCGAACACCGTGAGAGGGACGCGGAGCATCTTCGCAGCCAGCGCATATTGCGCCGCGTGAATGACCCGGCCCGAGAAGGTGGCTACCACGCCGCCCCATGAGCCATAGCGGCCGATGAGATCGCATATTTCCATTCGGACCGTCGCGCCAGGTGCGCGCATGTTGCCCGCGATCTTCGCCGTGTCGGAAACGACATGGTAGCCTTTCGTGTCGAACCCGCCAGGAATGCGAGCATCCTCGCCGCCCATGTCGAGATCGGTTCCGTTGTGAAGCTGGTTGAACCGGACTTCGTCGTAAGTCGTCGTGTCCTTGGACAGGACAAACACCGGAGCCGTGTCGACGCCGATCGCCCGCAACGCCTTGGTGCGTTGGTGGCCGGCGACCAAGAGATCGCCGCGCACGATCAGGGGCTTGACCAGGCCGAGCGTGCGGATGCTCTCGCCGAGGCGCGCCAGGTCTTCAGCATCGATCTTGCGCGGGTTGTAATCCGCGCCGCGAAGGCCGGTGATGTCGTATTCAAGGTGCAGCATGTCAGACTTCCCTTTCGCCGTAGCGAACCTCTTTGCACGGCACGAAATAGGGGTGCTCGACCGTCGACCGATCGCCGACGCAATAGCGCTGTCCCGCCGACGCGACGCCGACCGCCAGGCACAAAAGGCCAACCACGATCAGCACCACGATGAAGGGCGCGAAGAACCGCTCGGGCCTCATGCGGGGGCTCCTACCGGAATGATTGCCTCGACCTCGTCGGGCCATTCGACGAAGCGGACCTTCGGGAACCACTGTGTCAGCCGGTCGCGCTGGTCTTGCCCCATCTTGTCGTAGACGTAGCGGACGCCAGTGACGTTGCCGGCGTCGTCTCGCATCGACCACCAGCCCTTGAGCGGTGCGCTCTCCGGTTTCTTGGCCGCGCTCATTCGCCGGCTCCGTCGAGCAGATAGGCGGGGAAGCCGTAGGGCGCCCCATTTTCCTCGACGTAGCGATTGAGCGACTTCGACATGCGCTTCACTTCGTCTTCGGTGATCGGAACGCGGAACTCGCCGAAGACCAGATACGCCTTGTCCGCGCCGCTGGAGCCCTCGTCGCTGTCGGACCCGATATCGAGATCGTCATCGCCTGCCGGCTTCAGCAAGTCGTCAAGCTCGTCTTCGTCGAAGCCGGTGAGCTCCAGATTGTAGCCCTCGCCGTTCAAGTCGTGCAGCAAGCCGACAAGCAACTCGTCGCTCCAGCCGGCATCCTCCGCGAGGCGGTTGTCGGCGATGATGAGCGCTTTCTTCTGCGCATCGGTCAGACCGATCAGCGTCACGCAAGGGACTTCCTTCAAGCCCATGCGTTGCGCGGCCATGATGCGGCCGTGGCCGGCGACGATCCCGCCCTCTTCGTCGATCAGGACCGGATTGGTGAACCCGAATTCCTTGATCGAGGCGCACAGCTTCGCGACTTGGTCGGCGGAATGCGTGCGCGGGTTGCGAGCGTAAGGGACGAGATCGGCGACAATCGCCGTGCCGGGAACGTGCGTTTTCATAGTCAACCTCAAGTGGCCTAATTTTTAACATTCCGCTTGCAATTGGGTGGCCTATATTTTAACAACCAAGGCATCTGCAAACGGAGAACCCAATGATCAAGACCACCACGAAGACCCCGAAGCCGAAGCCGAAGCCCAAAGTGGTGAAGGCGGAGGACATGCTCGCAATCGCCCTCTCGCCGCGCGTGAAGTCGACGCCCGCCGAGATCGAGGCCAGGCGAGCCGAACGCAGGGCGACGCCGAAACCCAAACCAAAGGTGAAGGAAGCACCGAAGCCGACGGCCAAGCCGAAGCCCGCGCCCATCCAGAAGGAAACGCCTCGCACCGACCATGAATTCACGCCGGCCGACTTGACGAAGTGGCGAGAGAGTATGGCGCTATCGCAACGTGAGGCGGCCAAGGCTCTCGGCGTCGCGCGCCAGAGCTATTCGAACTATGAGGCCGGCAAGGTGCCGATCCCGAAACTCGTCGCGCTCGCCTGCCAGGCGCTTGCGGCAACCCGCTAACCTTCCCCTACCACGGAGAATGCAATGACCTACTATTTCGCCTACGGCTCCAACCTCAATCACGACCAGATGTCCCGGCGCTGCCCGGCCGCGAAGCCGATCAGCCCGGCGACGCTCGCCGACTATGAGCTCTCTTTCCGCACCGTGGCCGACATCGGCCCGAAGCCTGGCCGCTACGTGGCCGGCGGCCTTTGGGAAGTCACACCCGAATGCGAGGCCGCCCTCGATCGCTACGAAGGCGTGAAGGGCGGTCTTTATCGGCGCGAATTCGTGACCGTCGACTTGCCGAACGGTCGCCAGGAACGCGCCCTGGTCTACATCATGAACGAAGGCGACCCCTTCCCGCCGGCCGCCTGGTATGCCGGCGCGATCGCGGAGGGCTACAAGGATTTCGGCCTGGCCGTCGACACGCTGCGCGACGCGATCTTCGCGTCCGTGAGCCAGGCGTCTAAGCCTCGTCGCCCTGGCAAGCAAACTCGACCCGCTTCCAAGTCGCGCCACATGGCGAACACCTGAAGCGGCTCGTCTCGATGCCGTCGCGTCGGAAGCGCCAGAGGCGTTCAACGACCGACGGCGTCGCGTCGGGGCAGAGCGGGCAAAGGCTCGCCGAGATTTCTTTTTCAGTCGACATTTGCACGCCTCCGGCGCTCTTCAGCAAGCCGAGCTCGTCGCGCGGCGCGATTGGACCCGACGATCTCACCGCGCGGTGCCTTCGGCGGCACAGGGAGAGCCGCCAGCGGGTTCGCCTGAAGCGAAGCGCCGGCCGTGGCCGCGAACGCGCAAGCGAACGCGATCGCCGCGAGCGTGCGGCGCTGAAACATGCTCTTCGTCATCGGTGATGATCCTTGGAACTGAAAAGGCCGGCGCTCTCATTGGAGCTGCCGGCCTTCAGGCAAAGCATTCGACCCCTCGACGCTTCGCGCTTCCCCCTACCACAGGAGATCGGCGGAATATCCCGCCTTACATTTAACGAACTACCACAACTTTATTTGTCACGGAAGGGCGATTTTGCACTTTGGCTCGCCTACGACGACAAAAATGGTTGACAACCGCCTGTAGGGCGGACGCGGCCCTGGCCGGGTCGGCCGGATCGAGGTCGCGGATTAGAACGTCATAGATCGCCGAGAAATGGCCCATGCCAGATGCCTTGATCGCGGAGCAAACCTTCGTGTACCGGCGCGTAATCGCGGTGGCCTCCGCATCCTCCAGATCGCGCGCCGTCCCTCCGGTGCGCGGCGTGTAGCTGATAGCTGCGATGAGAGCGGGCGGCATGTCCGCGACACGACGATATGCTGTCCAGAGCTCCGCGAAATCTTGGCCGGCGTCGTGCTGCGCCTGGTCGATCGCGCCGGCGATGAGAAGGCGGCCGAGCGCGTAGCCATAGCGGCGATCGTTGACATGGCTCCGGCCCTCGCCGTTGCGCCGGTCGCCAGGCAACACCGCGCCGAAATGCCGGCGACGCTGGTCGAGCACCACGTCGCGGATTGTCTCTTTCTGTTTCTTGATTTGGTGAGAGCGCTTGATCACGCCCTTAGCGTCACGCGGAACACCGAACTTGCGCTTACGTCCAGCCATTGCCTTGCCTTTCCTCGTTTCGTGGTAGGAAAGGCAACCCCCAAAGAATGGGCCGCTGCGTCTATGCCGCGCGGCTGGCCCGGTATCCTAGATCCTTTTAGAACGGAATTTCGTCGTCGAGCTCGCGGCTCGACCGGCCGCCGCCGCTTTGCTGTCTGTAGTCGCCGCCGCCGCGACCATTGCCGGCGCCCTGGCCGAAGCCCTGGCTTTGGTTGTCCTGGCGGTTGCCGCCGTCGCCGCCGCGACTTTCGAGCATCTGGAATTCGCCCTTGAAGTTCGCCAGGACGATTTCGGTCGTGTATCGATCGTTGCCGCTTTGATCCTGCCATTTGCGGGTCTGAAGCTGGCCCTCGACGTAAACCTTCATTCCCTTTTTGGCGTATTGCTCGACGACCTTCGCGACGTGCTCATTGAAGATCACGACGTTGTGCCATTCGGTCTTTTCCTTGCGCTCGCCGGTCTGCTTGTCGCGCCAGCTTTCGGACGTGGCGACACGAATATTCACGACCGGCGAACCGCTGTTGAGCCGCCGCACTTCCGGATCGGCCCCCAAGTGACCGATCAGAATTACCTTGTTGACGCTGCCTGCCATTTCAATTCGCTCCGAGGGTTTGGTGTGGATAGGTGGCGCGGAGACTGTCCGCGAATGCTTGCGCCTTGATGCCGAGATCGTCGCCGGCCTCGATCGCCGCCTCGACCTTGCGCTTGGCATGAAGGATGGTTGTGTGATCCCGGCCGCCGAACTTGCGGCCGATCGCCGGAAGCGTCAGGTGCGGAAGGAACGCCGAAACCGCCCACTGTATGATTTGGCGGGGCTCGACCACCTTCCGCTCACGGCGCTGCGAGAAGATGAAGGCTTCGCTCGTATTGAAGAACAAGCACCCGTGCCGGATCACGTCGGCCATCAAAAGTTTTGTGCCGACGGGGCGCGGCGCGCGTGGGCCATATGAATGCCCATACTGGCCGGCCGGGTTCTGCGAAGCGACCAGGGCTTCGAACGCGGCCGCGTCGTGGCGCTCGCGTTCAATCTCTTGCCGAATTTCCCGGCTGATAGCGTAGACGCGGCGTGCCTGCTCGCGGTGCAGGCCCTCGATCAGTTCCCGCTTGATCTCCGCCTTCTCCCGACGGGAGGCCGCCTCGCGGATTTGCTCCGGCCGCACATTGACCGACTTGGGGCGGCCGAAGAGCCTCGCCCTCACTTCCTGCGCTCGCCGAATCGCTTCGGCGGCTGATTGCGGTTCCCCGCTTTGATACGCTTCTCGATACAAGGGTCTGCTCCGTGGTAGAAATCTTGAAACGCGGGTTGATAAGGCCCCACGCCTTGATGATCTCGATCGCCTCGTCGAGGCTCTTCGCGATCTCGTATTCAAAGCCGGCCGCCTCGATCTCGGCGCGAAACTTGCGCTGATTGGGATTGGCCGACCCGGTCTTCGATTTGAGCTCCAGAAAGAACGTCCGCCCTTCGTGGAAAAACAGAAGGTCGGCGATGCCGTCCTTCATGCCCATCCGCTGAAGCTTTTTCAGGTAGCGGACCAGGCGGATGCCTTGATTGGGGACGTGCGCCATAACGACGCCAGGCAACAACACGTCATCCAAAAGGGAGACGAGAGCGATATGAAGATCATCTTCCGGCCTCGCTCTCTTGGCCTTGCCGCCGCGCCCGGAGGCGCGACGGAGTTTGGTGAGTAGAGGGACACGCCGCCGCTTCACCGGCCGCCCTCATGCAGCGGCGACGTTGCTCCCGTAAGAGCGCGCCATGCCCGTGTCTTCAGCCGCACGGCCAACACTATGAGCCGCCAGCACGATATTCCGATCAGTCGCATTCAAGCCTTCCTCGCTTAAGGCCGCCCTTGCTTCGGACATGAGCGCGGCTCCGGCTTCCTGGCATTTGCGCCGGTAGACCTCGTCGAGCTTCAGAACCAAATCGTAGGCGATGGATTTCGGAGGCCGGAATTTCAGGTTCCAAAGCAACTGGTATGGAAGCTTTTCCGAGCGAGAGATTGAACGCATTGCGTTTTCTTTCCCGCAAGCCTCCAGAGTATCGACTATGTCGACCAGCTTTTTGGCCTTTTGTACGGCCTCGTTAATATATTGTTTCATTTAGATAACCTCCTGCTGTTTTAGCAAAGACATTTTTCTTACTCGCAAGCGAAACCATGACACATTCGCTTTGTTCACGGAGTAGAAAGAAATGTCTTGGGAGCCTATCGGTGACGCTGTTACGCTTATTCTTACCGACTTAAAGAAACGCCGTCTGGCGTCCCCCGCACCCTTACCGCTCGCGGAAGTCCCGTCCGCGAACGTAGTACCGTTTAGACCATGCCGAGAGCGGCCTTGTAGAGATCGAGAATGCTCTCTTCTTCCTGCCGTTCAGCTTGGTCTTTTTTCCGAAGGCGAACGATGGTCCGAATAGCCTTCGTATCGAAGCCCGTGCCTTTTGCTTCGGCGTAGACATCCTTGATGTCTTCGCCGATCGTTTTCTTTTCTTCCTCAAGGCGTTCGATGCGCTCGACAACAGTCCGAAGCTGTCCGGCGGCGACTGTTTGGCTTGTCGCGTTATTGTCGTCGGTTGTCGAATTTGAAGTCCCGTCCATTTCAAGTTTCCTTTTCCAGTGGTAGGCTTGCGCCCGTTTTCGTCCTGTGGAAGAGCGAAGTCGGGCCGAGAGAGATTTACACAAACGTTGCCCTTTTGACAATCGTTTTTGTCAAGGCTCATGACAGAAACAAGGAGAATTGTGTGGGGGCGAACTTGGAGACGAAGGTTTTGAGGCAAGAGAGTGTAGGCGAGCGCGTCCGTCGCGTGAGGGAAGCGGCAGGGTTGAGCCAGCGCGCACTCGCCAAGATTGTCGGCACATCGCAACAAGCAATTCAGGCTTTAGAAATTAAGCCTGAAGGGGGCTCATCCCACTTGGTAGCAATAGCGCAAGCATTGGGTGTGTCGGCCGAGTACCTGTGGACAGGTGACGAAAAATCGTCGCAAGCAAATTTTCGTGATGACGAAAGGGGAAGCTCTAGACTAATAGGATTGTCAGGGCGGGCTCCGGTCATCGGGTCCGTTGGTGCTGGACTCTGGAGAGAAACACAAGTGAACGCGCTCGCTGCGTCAGGCGAAGAAATCCCCTATTTGCCGACGAAAACAAACAACGGGATACCTCAATACGGGTTGCGGGTTGAAGGCAACTCCATGAACAAAGTCGTCCAGGCGGGTGAATTTGTCTCCATTTGCCTCGTTGAAGATGGCGCGCGTTTTTACACTAATGATATCGTCGTCGTCGAAAAGTGCAGAGCCGGCTTATATGAGACGACTCTAAAGCGCCTCAAGAGAATGACTGAGGACACGCTTGTCCTGGAGCCGGAGAGCACCGACGAGAGCTTCACGCCCTTGATTATGAAAAAGGAAGGCGACGAGGAAGTCCGCATAGTCGCGGTTGCAATCGGAAAATACGCGCCCTTTTAACGGGTGACAAAATTTTTTGTTGACATTAAAGTCTGACAAGTTATGTTGTCGGCGTTCACGGAGAACGCCCACATGACCTACCACGTCGGAACGAACTGAAAAAAGCCGGCCTCCAATCCGTGAGGCCGGCTTTTTCGTTGTGCGCGCTCTCCGTTCCTACCGCAAAACGGAGACAACCCTAATGAAACATGATCACGACGAGTTCAAATTGCGCCTTCGCGTTGAGGCGGCAAAAACACTAATCGCGGATATGCGCGGCCAGCACGGCGCGGATATCTTCGACGGCGACGAAAGCTTCCTTGTCGATACGATCGAAGGCGAAACCGGCCTGGTCGAGGCGATCGAGGCGGCCCTCGCCTCGCGTGACGAAGACCTGATTTTGCTTGCCGGCGTCGAGAAGCGAATTGAAGAGCTCGACGCGCGCAAGGCCCGGCTGAAGGCCACGGCCGAACGGAAGAAAGCAATCATTGAACGCGCCATGGTCGCGGCGGAGATCAAGACCCTTCCGCTCCCGATCGCCACGCTGTCGATCTCCAATCGCGCTCCCGCCTTGGTCGTAACCGAGGAAGCCGACATTCCGTCCAGCTACTTCACCGCGCCGCCGGCTCCGCCGCCGAAGCTGGACAAGAACGCCGTTACAGCCGCCCTCCGCGCGCGCAAGGCTGCGCTCGACGCGGCTGCATCGATCGAGGATGCGGACGCCCGCAAGGCCGCGATCGAGGCGGCGAACGCCGCGCATCCTGCCATTCCGGGGGCCGAGCTCGACAACGGCTCCGTCTCTCTCGCAATCCGGGTGAAGTAACATGAACGCCATAGCACAAATCAATCAATCGCCGACGGCGCTGCACGCTCGCCAGATCAAGCTTGTGAAGGACACGGTCGCGAAGGACTGCAACGCGATCGAGTTCGATCTCTTTATGGAATTCTCCGCGTCGATGGGCTTGAACCCGTTTCGCGGTCAAATCCTGCCGATGATCTTCAACAAGACCAACGCCAACAAGCGGCGCATGACGATGATCGTCACGCGCGACGGCCTCCGCGTTATCGCCGCACGGTGCAAGAACTATCGCCCCGCGTCCAAGCCGGCGGATATCCTCTATGACGAAACCCTGAAGGGTCCAGGCAACCCGAAGGGCATCGTCAAGGCGACCGTCGAGCTCTGGCAACAGGACAACGCCGGTACATGGTGGCCGGTCATCGGCGAAGCTTATTGGGATGAATTCGCGCCGCTGAAGTACGCGCCGGATGCCTACGAGGAAACCGGCGAAACCTGGCCGGACGGCAACCCGAAAATGCGCCTGAAGGCCGGCATGGTTCCGTCGGTTCTCGACGCCGACGGCAACTGGCCGAAGATGCCTATCGTGATGATCACGAAATGCGCCGAGGCACAGGCCCTCCGCGCCGGCTGGCCTGAGCAATTCTCCGGCATGTATGCCGAGGAAGAAATGGACCGCGCCCGCGTGATCGACCAAATGGCGACGGCAAGCGAAGTCGTGGCGCAAGCCGAGGCGGCCGACCGGATGGCGAAGATCAATTCGACGCCTTCCATCATGGTTTGCTTCAACGGCCAAACGGCCGAACTGGAGGCTGTTCCCGTCGACAAGTTCGCCGACCGGGTTCTTGCTTGGACACGCGGTTGCGACGCCGACGCCATCGCGTCGTTTGTCCGGCGCAACACGATCCCGCTTCGCGAGTTTTGGGCGAGATCGCCGGGCGATGCCCTGGCGCTGAAGAAAGAGCTTGAACAGAAGGCCAAGGCCGCACCGAAGGCGCTTGTCCAATGATCGAGCTCAATGACGAAGTGAAGGCGCGCGTTAGCGCCTTCACCAAAAACCCGCTTGCCGACCGCTGGAAGGCACCAAGGGCCGAGCGCGCCGAGCTTATCGGCGACCTGGCCGCTCACGACTACTCGGCGGCCGAAATGGCTGTCATCTTCGGTTGCTCGCGCAATGCCGTCATCGGATTTGCCGACCGCCAGGGCGTCAAGCTTGGCGGCCATGAGAAGCACGCGACGACGCGCACAAGGAAGCGCGCCGAGCGGGCTCCCCGCCAGCCTAAGACGCGCAAGCGGATGAAATTCGGTCTGGAGATCGTCCCGAAAGGCAAACCGCTTCCCCAGGCGCCCCAACCGATCGCCGAAGACCCGAACGCGGTCTTGACGATCGCGGAGCGTCCGAACCGGGTCCATATCCTCGACGCCGAGCTCTCGCATTGCCGGTTCCCGCTCTGGAGCTCCGAGCGTAAGCCCGCCCTGGCCGAAATGTTCTTCTGCGGCGCAACCAAGGAAGACATCTTGAAGCCTTATTGCAAGGCGTGCGCGGCGTCCGGACTGACCTATAGGGCGGTGGCATGAGCGGGAAAAAGAAAGCCGACGACAAGCCGTTTACGATGCTTCGCCGCGTCCCGAACGGCTTCGTTCCTCTCACCGCCTACGATCACGAAATGATCGAGCGCGTCCCGATGTTCGCCGACGTGCGCGCGGCCATCACCATGCCGCGCTCGCTCCCTCGCCATCGGTTCTATTGGGTGCTTCTCGGCATTGTCGCGGAGAACCAAGACCGCTGGCGCACGGCGGAAGACCTTCACACCGCGATCAAGGTCAAGCTTGGCTATATCGAAGACTTCCACCTTATCGACGGAAGCCTCTTGATCCGGCCGCGCTCGACCAACTTCGACAGCATGGATGAGCTCGACTTCCGCGACTACTTCGACCGGGCGCTCGAAATCATCTGCACAGACATCATTCCCGGCCTCGACATAAGAGCATTGAAGGCCGAGGGCGAACGCAAGATCGGCAAGCCTCGAAATGACCGCTACCTATCGCACGCTTGACATTGAGACTTCGGGGACCGACCCGAAGGAACACGAAATCCTGCAAATCGGCTGGCGCGACGGCGCGGTCGACGGGAAGGCTATCGCCCTAGATCCTTTGTATCTGGAAACCTTCGTCCAGAACACGAAGCCGATCCCGATCGAAGCAAAGGCCATCCATCATATCAGCGAGGAAGACCTCGCCGTTGCGCCTCCGCGCTCGATCGCCATCGAGCGGATCAAGCGGGCAAGCCTCTACATCGCACACAATGCCGATTTCGAGGCTTCCTTCCTTCCGGAGCTCGCTCCGTGGGTTTGCACCTACAAGACCGCCCTACGCCTCGTCCCCGACGCGGCGAAGCACAACAACCAATATCTTCGCTACCACTTCGGCGTGGCCGTGAGCCGCGATGAACGCGAGAGCCTATTCCCGCACCGCGCCGGCCCGGATGCCTATGTGACCGCGCCGATCTTCCTCCAGCTTTTGCGCCTGGCACCGCTGGAGGAATTGCTCCGGATTTCCGAGCTCCCGCCCCTCTTTAAGCGGTTCGCCTTCGGCAAGCACAAAGGCCAACCGATCGCCGACGTTCCGCTCGACTACTTCAACTGGATCAATCGCGAGGGCGACTTCGACGCCGCCGTGCTGCACTCGATCGCGGTCGAGCGCGCCCGCCGGCTGGAGGGCGACCACGAAGCCTATTACACCCTGGCGTGCGCGGCGCTCGAAACGGCCGACAGCCGGCCCGCCCTGGTCGATTGGTGGAAGCGCGAAGAGCCGAACCGCTCAAAGCATTGGATGCGCGAGGGCGCGCCGCTCTATGACCGCCTCGTCGCCCGTTGCGCGGCCAAGACGGCGACCTTCGTCGCGGAGGCCGCATAATGACGATTGCCGTCCGCGAACCCGTGGCCGCGCCGCCGGCCGGCTACCGCCCGAAAATCAGCGTCAAGACCACGCTGGAGGCTTGCTTGCTTCAGGCCCGCTGCCCGGATTGCGGAGAGAAGCTTGGCGCGCTCGACAACATCCATCGCGACCACGTCCCGCCGCTCCAGATGCGCGCATGGGATGCGGAGGCCGGCGACACGATCCCGGCCGCGAACGATCCGAATCATATCGTCCTACGCCACGCCGATTGCCACAAGGGAAAGACCTCCGGCGGCAAGACCAAGGCGAAAGCGCAAGGCGACGTGACGGAGATTTATCGCACGCGGCGACTGGCCCAAAAACAGGCCGACATGCGCGCGCGAATGCTCGCCCGCACGGCCCCGGAGGAAGACACGGAGCCGCCCGACAGACCGCCGAAGCGGAAGTCAAAGTTCCCCTCTCGACCCTTCCAAAAGCGCCCTACCACGCTGAAACGGACAGACAGATGAACAACACGGTCAAGCCTTCCAACATCGAATTTATCAACCGTAGCGAAGCCGCCAGGCGCGCCGGATGCGCACCGCAGCTTATCGACTACTGGATCAAGAAATACCCGGCGTTGATGCGCCATTGGGGTCCGGACGGCAAAGTCTACGTCGCCGCCAAAGCCCTCGACGGCATCATTGCCGCGCGCAATGCGCTCGCCGGAAAGGCGGTGGCACGATGAACGTCCGCCCTGCCTTTTGCGATTATGACAAGACCACGCCTTTGCGGCTTGAGACGGCCGCGAAACTTGCCTATCCCGACGGGTCTATGACGGTCAAAGGGCTCCGCAAAGAGCGCGACCGTGGTCGACTTACCACCGAAATTGTCGCCAACAAGGAATACACAACCCTTGAGGCGATCGAACAAATGAGAGCTCTATGCCGCGCCCAGCCAAAGGCGCTCGCCTCCATTGGCGAGACGAATTCAGGAAGAAAGACGGGTCGCTCATCCACGCGGCCGGGTGGTTCATCTACGACGGCGACAAGCGATACAGCACTGGATGCGCTCGCGCTGACCTTGCAGAAGCTGAAAAACAACTCGCCGAGTACATCGCGAAAAGGCACCGGCCGACGCGCCACCGCCACCGTGATCCCGATCAAGTAAAGATCGCGGACGTTCTAAACGTCTATGGGTCGGAAGTTGCGCCAAACCACGCGAGGCCGAGCGAAACGGCCTCGCGCCTGGCCGCCATTGCTAAGTTCTTCGGCCGCCTCAACGTGGCGGACATCAACGGCCAGCTATGCCGCGACTATGTCAAGCAAGCCTCAACGACGTCGGCCACTCGTCGACAGCTTGAAGACCTTCGGGCCGCCCTGAAGCACTACTACGACGAAGGCTACGTGACCTCGATCCCGGCGATCGTGTTGCCGGAGAAATCCGTAGGGCGCCAGCGCTGGCTTACGCGAAGCGAAGCCGCGCGATTGATCCTGGCGGCCTGGCGCATGAGGCAAACATGGAAAGGCGTCGCCAGCGACCGCCGGACAGGCCAGCACGTCGCTCGCTTCATTCTGGTTGCGCTCTACACCGGCACGCGCTCCGGCGCGATCTGTGAGGCCGCTATCCGGCCGACGGAGGGCCAAGGCTATATCGACCTCCAGCGCGGCGTCTTCTACCGTCGCGCCGATGGTGAGCGCGAGACGAAGAAACGCCGGCCGCCAGTGCGGCTACCCGATCGGCTGCTTGCCCATATCAGGCGATGGGCGACGACGCCTGTTAGCATCAAGACGAAGGCGCGAGGCAAGAGCAAGACGATCGGCCGGATGATCGCTCACGACTTCGTCGTCGAGTGGCAAGGCCACCCCGTCGGCTCCGTTCGCAAGGCGTTCGAAACCGCGTGCGAGATCGCCGGCCTTGGCTGGTATGACGAAGATGGCAAATTCCAAACCGACGTGACGCCCCACGTCCTGCGCCACACCGCCGCGACCTGGCTCATGCAGAACGGAACCGACCTCTCGCTCGCGGCCGATTTCCTTGGCATGACGGAGGCGGTTCTCCGCTCGACCTACTATCATCATCACCCGGATTTCCAGGCCGAGGCGGCGGAGAAGATCACCGCGAAAGCGCCGGCCCTGAAGGTGAAGAGCAACGTCGTTCGGATGCGCTGAGAACGGCCGGCGAACCTCCTACCGGATACCTACCGGAAACGACGGAATAAATGTGGAACACCGGGCTTTGAACGGGACCGCGCCGAAGGCTGAAAGCCTTGAAAACCGGGCATTCCGGGCGATGCCGACTGGCTACAAGCCTCGTTCGGGACGAGGGGGTCGCAGGTTCAAATCCTGCCACTCCGACCAGTCTGAAGCTTCCCGAAAATCCGCAGTTTTCTCCTGATACTCCAACGGCTTGCGCCGGTTTCGGCGTTCGAACAACTGCGGAACGGTGGCACGTTGAGACGCGTCTCACGTCACCCCTGTGACTTTGGCCGTTCTCGTGATGTTCAGGCCACTTTCGGATGCTGCCTCTCGTCGATGGTTTTAAGGCGCGCCCTGGGTGTGGACGCATTGACCCGCAGCAATATGAATGGAAATGTGGCGTGCCATGGCGCTGTCAGCTTCGCCGCATCGCCAAGGCAGGTGACGAAGGCGATCGTTCGAGGACGCTGCGCCGAGGTCGGCTTGCTATTGGCACCATATGGCAAACGTATCGATATCAGGGGGAATTGGTCATGAGCGACAACAGGCCGGACGTTACCAAAGATTGGCAAGCGACGCAGGGCCAGAAATCTTCCGCCACGCGCCTGCGCATGTTCGCGGCGCTGGCGTGGATCATCGCCATCGGCGGCGAGATCGCCGGGATCGTTTTGTTCTACCAGCACAAGTTCGACCACGGGAACCTGCCGCTGCTGATCGGCCTCCTGGTCGGAATCGCGATTTTCGCCATCGCCGGCAACTTGCTGTGGAAGGCGGCCAACCGGCACGATCCGGCCCGCGCATCCGACACGGCCAAGTTCTTCTTCCAAAACCAGCTCGGCGCGATCATCACGCTGATCGCCTTCCTCCCGCTGGTTATCCTGATCCTCACCGACAAGAACATGGACCCGCAGACCAAGAAGGTTGCCGGCGGCATCGGCGCCGCGCTGGCCGTGATCGCGACGGTAACGGGAATCAGCTTCAAGCCTCCATCGGTCGAGCAGTACACGCAGGACACGAACGCTTGCGCGACCCAGATAAAGTCGGGCCAGCCCACCACTGCCTGCTCGCCCGAGGTCGCCGCCCAGGCGCAGCAGATCGCCACGGACTCGGCTGCGGTGACTGCCGCGACGAAGGACGCGAGCCACCCCGCCGGTCAGGATATCGTCTACTGGATCGCGCCCGAAAACGGCGCGGCAAAGTCGTCGGAGCCGCATGTTTTCCACCTTTGCGCGGGCGTCAGTCCGCTGAAGGACAAAACCGTCAATAGCGGCTCGGTGACGGAGGCCTACGCACAGAACGCCATCCGCATCACGAAGCAGATCGAGATGGAACAGAAGCAGTGCGGGTTCACCGCAACAACCGGCACCAACTGA